GGCATGAAGCTACTCAAAGATAATTATGGGCATGCAGGCCGCGAATTTCTGGCCTATGTAATGCCTAGGATTAATCAGATTAAACCACTGATTGAGAAAGCTACTGCGACGATTATTAAGAAAGGTAATCTACGCAATGAGGAACGGTTTTGGGGTGCGCTACTTGCCTGCGCATTAGTAGGGGGCAAGATCGCAAGGGACATACTCAAGCTGCATAGTTACGATGTTGAAGGCGTTGTTACCCGCACACTTGGGTTTGCACCGAAAGTACGTCAAGCTGTAGCTACTACAGTTTCTGATCCTACTTCTACGCTCGCGGAGTTTATTAATGCTAACCTTAATTCATTAATCCGAATCAGCGACGGTAATGTAGACCTGTCTGCTATGAACGGAAATATGAACACTGTGAAAGGCCGACTTGAGTATAGGGATGGTAAGGCAGACGTAGCTTATATCTCCGTACAGTCCATACGAGAATACTGTGACCAGCGACGGATAGACAATGCATGGTTACGTAGGGAACTAGTGGAACTAGGAGTTATCAAGGATGGCGCAATACAGAAGCGTTTGACAGCAGGGACGAAGTTACCGCAAGTAAATGTGAAAGTGTGGGAAGTAGCATTGCAGCACGAACAACTATCTAAGTCACTAGAGGAAATTAGCAATGAGCATAGTAGCGGCAATTAGCCATATCCATGACGAGATTACCAAGATAGAAGATTGGTTCCACCATACCAGTAGCGGCAGTTCGACCGCTAGCGCCGATTCCAATATCTACGAGTGGGCGCTCAAAGGCATAGAAGCCGAAATAAGCTCGCTTCATGTACGCATTCAAGACCTTTTGGCCGCGAAACAGGCCGCGCCTGCCGCCAATTCGGCTGGCAATGCCCCGGCGAGCGCTCAGAATGGCGCTGTGGGCGAGGCTTCCCCCGGCCCGATTAGCGGTACTTCTAGCTAAGTAGATACGGTATAGTCTTGCGGCAGGTTAATAGCCTGCATTTAGGCCCGGTAGTCACCTACCGGGCCTCTTTTTGTCTTCAATCTTTCGGTAGCACAGTCTGCGCTTTTTCGATAGCCATTCGCATTTGCGTATCTAGCTGTTTACGCATTAGCTGTTTACGTGTATCTGATAGTAGCTTATTATTGCGTATAGCAGTTACTTTCTGTTGATATGATTTACGGGCATTATCGAGTGCGCGGTATGCCTGCATTTCCGCCTTAAACTGCGGATCGCGAGATACGATCTGATCGGCTTGTGCTTTGGCTTGTTCATCAGACGCACCATCATCCTTAGCTCTGGATACAATGGAGCTATACCGACGACGGGAATCTTGAAGTTGGTCAAGTGTGTCATACATTTCATTCTGCATGTAGTGACTAGTATCCACGAACAACTTACCAGCCATGCGGTTAGGTGTAGGTGGCGCACCTGCGGCAACATCAGGATTAGATGTAGCGGTCTTAACTATATCGGTGGCCCACTGACCGCCGTAGCTCTGAATCAGGTATCGTATATCTTCCGGTGCATAATCTACCTTATGGTCAGTAGCATCAGCAAGCCACTGCGCCATTTCTTTAAACACTTCTGGCGTATTAGTCCTACCAGAATCACTTGGGTACTTACTATTAGTACCCATATCACTATGAATAGGAGAATTAAATACTGTGGTATTACGTTCTACGTCTACCAGCGGTCGCACTACAGTAGGCGTAAAGCCTAGCACATAGGATGCTAAGAAGTCAGTAGGTGTATGGCCTTTGGTTCCAGCCGGTGTAATAGGCCCGTTGCGAGCTAGTGTATCGGTATACGCTTGAATAGCATCACCACCCTTGATATGCCCCATAGCGTAGGCAGCACCAAGAATGCCCGGAGACATTAGTACCTGTGGAAGTCCTAGACCAAGATTAACGCCTGCGACTTTATCTCCTAACGGGAATAGTATTTTCTGCGTTAACTGGCTAGTATCTACCTTAGCTATTCTATCTTTACCGTCCGGGTCTTTACCTAACATAGCCGTAGCAGACATATACCCAATAGCACCTAACGCACCCATGAAGCCCTGCCATGCTGCCATCTTCTTAAAGTCTAGCCCACCAGTAGGCTTAGTAAACGCACGGCGCATAGCATCTGCACCTGTCATACCCACACGGAAGAAGGCTAACCATGAGTTTATGCGACGGCCTTTAATACCAGACTTAGAATAGTCTAGCGTCTTACGCACTTCTACTGCGGCTTGAGATTCAGACATGCCACGTTCTACTAGCGTCTTGAACATGGCTACGCGGCCAATGGCTTCTAAGAAGTTAGCGTAGTTGCCTGTATACTCTAGGGTCTTAGCCCAGCCCCACTTAGTAGCATCTAGGACGCCATCTATGTCCTTTAAGCGGCTTGTGAATAGGCGCTCTACGCTTGGGGTATCGAACCCCTTAGTGAACTGATTGGAGCCGCCTGCAATCTCATAGCGGCGCGTCCAGCCTGCCCAGCTTTGCGGGTCGGCTTCGCCCATCGCCCTTAGTTGATTGTTCTTACCTAGTAGGTGCGGTATCAGTGTGGGGAGAGCCTTATACGCCTGTAGCACATTACCGCCGTAGTCTTTCCACAAGGGTAAAGCGTGGAACGGGTTACTATACTTAGTAGCGCCTAGTGTAACAGGAATATAGGTTAAGTCGCGCACGAAACCACTAAACGTCTGCCAGCCAGGATGTACAGTAGTATACAGTCGAGCTAGAGCATTAGTGCCCTTAGCGACCTTACGCTCAAGAGCATTAGGCCGTTCAACATTATTCATCTGTATTAGGCCACGAAGTAGCTGGCTATTTTTAGGTAGCGTTACTACATAATGGGTATCGCCATCATTGATAATAACCCCGCTAGCCGGAGCCTTTAACCTATCTACCTTATCACCAGTCTTAGTATTTGTGTACCCATCTTTCGGGCGGCCTGTAAATGTATCTATATGCGCGCCTATGGCTTTACCATGATCTACCGCGAGATTATAGACCTTATCTAATACGTGGCTATTACCCTGACGTTCGCCAGCCCTAGCCATGTCCACGAATAGGCGCGTGAAGGGTTTATCAGCAAAACTATGCCGACCTTCCATTACTTGAAGCTGCTTATTCAGTACAGACAGTGCAATACGCTTAGTCGGTATTAGGTCGAAATTATTATCGGGGCCACCACCATACGCCGAGCCTTTAAGTGGTACGTACCACTTCCAGCCGTAAAAAGCTTTCCACGGATCGGCCTTATCTACTAGGCCAGCTAATTCTAGTCGCTGGGTAGTACGCTCGCGCGCACCATCCATTAGCTTATTTAGCTTCTCCATAGATTTCTGATTGATGCCTGATTCTTTATCTAGCTTATCTAACTCCTTCTGCATAGTCTCAAGCGGCACTTTATTGTGCTCAGCCCATTCCTGCCAAGTCATACTAGCGTGCTTACGCGCTAGGGTATCTAGTTCCTTTGCAGCCTTAACAGGATCAATCTCATTATTGCTTACTTGCTCCAATAGATCGGCGCGATCAAACCCCGCTGTACCTTCTAGCGGAGATTCCATAGCCCAATCTGTTTTAGCGCGCTCCATGAAGTGCGTATTCTGATAGAACTTATTTAGCTTATCTACAAATTCCTGCTTAGTTTTAGCGTGGTCAGAATAAATCTGCGTCACTAAATCATCTACAGGACTAAATGCTTCATCGAAGTCCTTGGAGTTATATTCGCTAACTAAGCCATTCTTAGTATACGCGGCATCTTCGACATTATTGTGTTCATTTACTTCGATACCCTTAGCACGTAACTGCTGCATAGCTTTCTCTAAGCCATAGTCCGCAGACATAGACTGTTCGATAGCATGCTGTGCAGTAGTAACTTTATCTAAATTAACTGCATTTGGCTTTTTAGGCGGCTTCTCCTGTAAATTGGGGTCTTCATTATCGGGAGCAGCTTCATAACCTAATTCTTCGTCTGTAGGAGCTTCGCCATCCTGCGCGGCGCGTTCATCATTTACAGTACGAGTTTCCTGCCCACCTTTACGCGGGGTAAGCAGCATTTTAGAATTATAGTCTTCTCCGCGCGTCTTTAGCGATTCATTGACCGCTTTGATTACAGCACTATTACTATCTAGCCCCAACGCACCTTTAAGATGCTGTACATATCCACCTAACCATTCTTTTATCTTCGCGATCCAAGAATCTGCCAAATACCTACGATTAAGTATATTAGTACCTTCTACCGCAAAGTATTCGCTAGGGTTAGTATACTTATAGAATTCATCGTAAGGAATATGCTTTCCTTGGGTACGAAGTAGCAGCGACATTTCTTTTCTGGCTTGCTCAGAAGGATGTACATAATCTTCTAGCGCTAACTGTAAATAGCGCTCACCCATCTTGTTGCCAGACTTCGCTACTTGCTTAATCTTATTCTGTAATCTGCCTATATACTCTCCACGGAGTCTAGCCTGTAGATCATCAGGCATCAACTGTTCAGCGCTGTGCAGTATTTCATGTACGACAGTGCCAGGATTAGTGTCGGTAGAATTAATATGTACTAGCCGAGATACAGGGCTAAATCTACCAGAAGGGCCGTCTGCACCTAAAGCGTGAATGCGTATGGCTAGATAATTACCTAAGTTCGGATTCTTATCTAGTAGCCATAGACCTAACTTACCTGCTTCGTAATGGTCATCCCCTTCTGGATGTTCTGATATCATCTTTTGTAGACGCGCACGAACATACTCCGTACCACGCTGTAGTGGTCGGAATGCGTCCCGCATCTTACGTTCCATCTTTACTTTCTCCATATCATCATGGAGAGCCTGTAATTCTTTACCCGTCTCGCGTACATCTGCGCCTTCACGTATCTTATTAACTATACCTTGAATACGACGCTTTGTCTGTACGGGCGTGATTTTATCTAGTTCTTTTTCTGTACCCTTATTTAATTTAGTACGTTCATCGTTAAGCGATGTTACTTCTTCCAGTGTAGGCTTACGAGTGGCTTCGTGCGTACTATTTAATTCTTCGCGGGCGCGATTAATCTTACCTTCTGCAATAGGCCGACTTATATCGTCTCCATGAGAAAGTATAGTCCATTCGTTCTTACCGACTCCACGCTGTACAACAACTTCACCTGCGCGAGCATGTGTATCTACAGCATCTACACCTATAAGAGGTTCTACACTTCCATCACGACGAATTATTGCGCGGGTCTGTCCCGCAGCTTTTTCATCAGCTATACGGCGTTGTGCTTCGAGGGAAGCTTTAGATTCGCCACTAGCATTATTATTGTAGTATTCATCATTAAGTGGCTCTTGCTTACCTAAAGCACGTAACCACTTGGCATCGGACTGGCTAAGATCATTAATCTCAGTCCATCCCGCAATTAAATCGGTTAAATCCCCCTTATCCCCTACTTGCGCACGGGAAACTGCATTATGTAATTCATCTATAGAATGCTGTGGGAGCTTATTACTTAGCCGTGCGCGTAACTTTGCGTCCAGCGGAGTTGTTGCCCCAGCTTCCTTAGTTGCCGGGGCTTCGGCTTTTGGGCTTGGAGTTTTCCTTTTCTTTAGTCCGCCTTTGGGCTTCGGTGGCGGTTGATCGGGATTCTCTACAGGCTCTACATTAGCTCCTTTCTTTAGAGTTTTCTTAGGGGTTACTGTAGATTCTGAACTAGTAAATGTATCAGCTAATCTCTGTAGATGCGCAGAAGCTTCGGCAACTGTCATCTTATTAATGGCAGCCCGATCTTCACCCAGTTTAACTAGCGGCTCAACTACATTAGTACGTACAGCCTTACGAGCCTGTACAATTTCAGACTTAGTGCTTTTACTTCCAAGTAATGCGCCTACTTGCTTTGATTCGTGTCCAGCTAGAGTATCGCCAACTGTGGTAGTCCCTTTTTTGCTACTTAAGAATCTACCCACATCTTCAGGCGAAGTAATCTTACCCTGTCGCATAGCCTCAGAAGCAGCGACAAAGTTGGGGTCATTACGTAGCTGGGCTTCTTCCGGCGAACCTGCGGCCTTTTCGCGATTCATTAGCGCATGAAAGTAGCCCTTGTTATATTGGGCTTCTGTCTGTTTCTTTACGCCGGCCTTTAATTTATTCTTCTGAGACTCTACTGTAGATTTATCTGTTAAAGCTTCGGTAACAGTATCGGCTACAGCTTTCTTAGCAGTTTCCGCGCTAGGGGTAGGAGCCTTAGCTTTAGCTTTTAAAGCATTTCCCTTAGTCTTAGCCGCTTGCGCAAGTATATTATCGAACTGTTCCCTACTAGTTATTTTGCCAGTGTCTATTGCATCGCGCAGAATCTTAGCTGACGTTGGTAACTTATCCCCCGGTATATTTTCGTCAGTTACCTGTTTCCATACGCTGTCATATTCTGGCTTCCCAACATAACTAGGTGTTTCTGTAGGAGCTGTGGGCTGCTGCCCATCTAATTTATCTTGTGCTACTGTGCCCGGAGCTTGCTGCCCCGTTATATCTGCCGGTAAAGGGTGCTCTGTAATAGGCGGAGTAGAGCCTTCTGGTGCTGGCGGTTCACGTAAAGTCTGTAGATGCTGTCCTACAGACTCCATATCTACTTTAGATTTCTTGGCTAGCCATGCTGATAACGTCTCTACAGTCTGTTCACGCTGCGGGGCATTTAAGTTATCCCATTGTTTGCCAGTAAAACGCTGCGCAAGCGCCCATGCCCCCTGAACTACTTTTTCGGGGGTATTAGCGTTCTGTATCTCTGTCTTATACTTCTTAGCTTGAGCGTTAGCTTTCTCTAATGCAGAAGCCTGTAACTTAATAAACGCTGGCTGCTCGATACCCTCCGCCGGAGCGGTGTCTATCATAATCTTGTAGAAGTCTATGGGCGTGCTTGCGGGCTTCGCGCCATCCTGTATAGTAGCCGCCAAAGTTTCGGCTTGCCGTTTGGCGTTCGCCCCGGTTAAACGCGTTTCGCCTGCGGTAGTTGTTACAGTATAACTACCATCCGCGTTGGGGGTCACTGTGCCCGCACCTGCGTTCGCTGGGGGCGTTTCCGGGGCCGTACCAGTAGCAGAGGCAGGCTCGCCAGCGGCGGGGCGCTTGAGCGGCTTTTTACCGAACATGCTTGTGTCTGCATGTGCGCCGGGTATAGCTGCAATAAGTGCTGCTAACGCGGTACTAGCACCAGCGGACATAGGATCGAACTTATTATTGCTATTAATACCTACATCGGCAGTCTGCTGCGCAAGATTAGCCCCACCACCTACGGCAGCACCCTTAAGTGCGCGAGTTAGTAACTTACCATTGAAGTGTGCAGGTAAGAACGCAGCTAAAGTCTCTAGCGGCGCGTCTACGGCTGCTTGTGTTTGTACAGTGCCTAAGTTCTGGCCTTCTGATAGTTGCTGTGCTGCATTAGCGCCAGTGTTACCAATAGCTTCGCCCGTGGCTGTAGCAAGTGTACCTGCTCCACGAGTAAGTAGAAATGGTGCTAATTGTCCAGCTAGATTACCAGCGAATGCCGCATATGGGTGCGCTTGAGAAGCTGTAGCTAAATTAGTATTGGCGTTACTAATTAAGTTTGGCGTTTTAGCTGTATCAGTTAATACTGCAATCTTAGGATCAAGGTCGGCCCTAATTTTAGCTTCATCTTTCGGCCACTTAGCTATTAAATTATCCCGCATAGATTCTAGCTGCTTAACTTGTATAGCAGCGTCAGAATTTAGATTGGGGTTAGCTTGCGACCGCAGATAATCTGCAACTTTATTTGGGGCCAATCCAAAAGCGTCCGCAATAGATGAAGCTAGTACACCTATACCTGCTACGCCTTTCTCTAGTCCGCCTTTCGCGCCTAAACCAAATGCGCCGAGTACACCAGTATCTTTGGCTGCTTGGTCTTGCGCATCACCATAACGCTGTTGGCGAAGATGCTGTACTTGGTTATCAAACGAAGCGACTTCCGCCTCTACATTTGCTTTCTTACCTTTAAACTGGGAATTAAGCGCAGGAACGGCATAGTTAGTTTTATAGTCATTTGTAAGTTTATCAAATTCGTCCGGGGTAAGCGGACGACCAAGACTTTTCTCGGCTGCGCTTAACACTGCCATATACGGCGGTGGATGCGAACCGGGCGGTAAAGCACTAGGATCTACTGAACTAGGTTGCTGGGTAGTTTGCGGCGCATAGTTAATCGGAGCCGGTAGGCTCGGAGAACTATATTGCGGTGGTGCGGTATCCGCTTGATAGTTTGCGGGTGCTGTAAACTGTGTCGGCATCAAACCGGGCGGCGGTGCGCCAGCGGGCGGCACATTATAGCTTTGTAGTCCATCAGGCATTAGACCGACTCCAACAACTTACGCAGGTAGTTACGAATTGTCCTAGGTTCTTTTGTGCTTAGCCGCATGCCAAATGCAGGTTTAAGCATATCGAATGTACCCGTACCTTCGGGAACTATTACTGCTAAGTCCATCCCGTAATGATTATCTAGTTCAGTTATATTTTCTTTCGGGAAAAACATTTCTACATCTTTACCACGATTAGACATACCAAAATACTTAGGGTTTTGACCCTTCATATTTTTAGTACCTTCAATCGCTTGATCCCGCATTATATTAAATTCACCTAACCCTTCCTGTAGGCTAGTAGACATTTTATTGCCTGTTCGCAAGGTATTCATCTAGTCCAGCCTCTAAGGGAGTTCCTTTTGTTACATATCGTACATATGAAAGAACTGGCTTTACTACACGACCATGTACTTTAAATGGTTTATTCCATTTGGTAGGATCGTCAGCCAGTGCGGGTAAATAATGCGCAGCAATAGCTTTATATGGGTCGCCATCGAAAGCGGCTAGCCTATGCTGGATATCTTCCCTAAATTTTTGGTCTTGTACTGCCGGTGGAGCTAGTGCAGCTTTTGGATAACCCCCATAGTTATTCCAAGTAGAGTCTGTATATTGATACGCCCCACTAGCTGAACTTTTCGGATTTACTGCCTGATAATTATCAGTAGATTCTTTCTCTTTAATTACCTGTTCTAGCGTTTTAGCCATGCTATTGAACGAGTCATTTTCGCGGGCAGCTTGCGGCTCTACATCATAACTAATATATTTACGCTGGTAAAACTGCGGTAAATGGACTACGTTGGTACTAGGTACAGGCGGCATATATGCATCCATACCCGAACTATCTTCGGATACAGATGGATTAGGCTGCGGCTGTGTAGGCTGCGGCTGTTGACCTTGCGCTAGATTAAATAGATTCTGCTGCGATACAAAATCTTGCACTGCATCAGGCATTATGGTGTTCCGAGATTATACGCTGGATCTACTCCGACTTGTGGCGGATATCCTTGCGGCTGCTGCGGTTGAGTGTAGTAGCCGGGATTGGTTAAGTCCATAGGCATATTACCCCCGAACAGAGAGTTACCATTTATACCGCCAGCACCTTGATAGTAACGGCCATATGCACCTAACATTCTAGCCTGTTGGCCTACTCCATAGGCTTCATTACGTGCCGCAGTATTTTGTATTATTCCACTTTGATACTGTTGCTGATTCTCTAACTGTCGCGCTTGTATAGCCCGCTGCCAGTTTAGGTAATCTAGTACATGCTGCCCAAGATTAGGGGTACTAGAGATAGGGACTGGATTACCATTGGCGTCATTCATAAATAGCGTGGTAGTCGGTGGCCCATTACCTGTAGACACATTAGCCGGTGTTACGCCAAAATACTGCTGCATTATATGCTCAAGCGGGGCAGGAGCATTAAACGTCTGCGCGAAGTTTCCCGCCTGCCGAACTTGAGTATCATACCTATTAGCGCGCGCAGTATCTAGCGCAAAAGGCGCTAGAGCCTGCTGATATGGTAGAGTCGTTTTACCTAATGTATCTTCGCGTTGCGCTGCCGCAAGCTGATATGGTGCTAATGCGTTGGTATTATCCATCGCACGGTCTTGGCGCATAGCGCCTTCTTGCTGTATTTGGCGACCTGCGCCTTGATCGAATCCTTGTGTATACGAACCAAACGGATCGAACATAACCTGCCTAGCCATTAGTTATCTCCACTTGCGGCTTTGCGCACTTGTTGCCTAGAATCATTATATCCACTGTATGCAGCATAGCCATTACCTATAGATGCGACTGTATCGCCTATTGCATCATAGCTTGTGGATAGTGAAGTTACTGAACTAGCTAGACCTTCACGCACTATGTTTCCAATACCTAGACCGACATTAACTACTGCGGCCTTACGATTGAAAGCGCGATTATTGTGGTCATCTACCCAACTTAATTCGTATCGAATACCTGCATTCCAGCCCGCTGTTACAGCATGCGCCCGCGCTATACCCATATCGTAATCTAATCGACGCTGCTGCCCTATATTGTACTTAGGGATTCTACGACGTGCTTCATACCATTGCTTGTCAGTATTATTTACTTTCGCGATAGCCGCTGGTACAGAAGCATAAAAATCATAATTATACGTAGGGTTAAGGGAACTGAAAACTTCATTAGCAGAACTACCGATGGCGGGTTGATGCACAGTCTGAAAAAACACGTAGTCCTGCTGATTAACATTATAGTAGTCTTTAGCAAGATCGACTGCTTTCTTTTTAAGCTCATACTCAGCTATAGCCGCTGCTAATAGCCCAAGGCCACGCATACCACCTTTGCTTATAGAAGTATCTAGCGAAGTAGAGTCTTCTCCTGCTAGTGGTTGTGTCTGTCCAGTACCGGAAATACCAGTCTTGTTTTGGCGCTGCGTTACTTGTGGGGTATTATTAATCATGCCATACTCCTAGCACGCTCTAAATCTGGCCCCATATTCTTAGCTGGTAGCTGTGTCATTACTGGCTGACGCGAAAATTTAGTTCCTTGCGTAAATTCTTGTGCAGTATCCTGTAGTCCACGTTTATACCCTGCATATTTAGCTATACCATTTCCATAGGTAGCTAACTGCGAAGATAAGTCTGTAATCTGACTAGAGTAATTTTTCACAGCATCACTTAAAGATGCTGTGATTGCAGTGCCCTGTTTAATCGCAATATTATGGACTGTCAATCTATGCGCCCATCTAGTATCATTGCGAATATCTGCCCATAGCTCTTCAAAACGGTAGAGATAGTTAATCCAGTCAGAAGTAATACGGGCCATATCGACTTCTAGTTCGCTGATATCTGGATCTATAGTCTGTGCGAACATACCGCCATGTCGAGTAACCCAACTCAATACATCCGTGGCTTCTGTGGCTAGTGGGCCTGTAGACGGATTTAGTACCGTCTGTGCTCTAGCTCCGTAATTAAGTACATACGTAGGCTCACTATATGCTTGGTTGGCGAGAGTCCGTTCTGCACCACTCTGGAATGTAGAGTAATAGAACTGTCTTTGCTGATTATACAAATTGTAATACTTACGCGAAAGTTCTATATTCTGCAATCCTGAAATAAAAGAACCCAACCCCGCCGCTGCTTCTGCGGCTTGGGTCAGGATTTCTGTTTCATCGAAAATAAAACTTTGCGTTACCATATTAACTCAGTAAGAAAGGTGCTAAATCCATTTTAAGCGGGAGTGAATTGGTATTCATTAAAGCTGGGCCGCCTACTAAGTATAGTAGCATCGAGAAGAGTTCCAGCGAAGCTCCATCTGCCGCGCTCATCATCTTATCGTATACTGCATAGTCCTGTAGTTCTGTTCTGCGAGATACCATGTCTATATAATCCCTATGCGAGTTTAGGACTATTGTTAGGACAGGTACTAACACAGGAGCATTCTTAACCCAAAAATCATTGGCATTTAGCGTATACACTAAATCGGATACTGCTCGAAAACCCCTACCTGAATCTGGCTTCTTTATAGATATAACTAGATTCATCAAAGCTACACCAACTTCTACTGCATAGCCAGCGTATGCTTTGTAGCCAGGATTATCTTTATTCTCTTCGGAATTAATCTCTAAATGCTTAATAAATAGTTCTCGTAGAGTACCATCTATTTCCATCTGTTTGCCTACCACTTGTCGGATTGACTTCTGTAATTCGCTCATTGTTCTATTAGCTCGTCTATCGAAGTTGCCATATGAATTTCATGTACCGTTGCGGTTCCATGTACTTCCACTTCCCATGTTACGCCTACTACGGATGGCGGTAAAGCGATTGGTTTGCTTCCGGGAACATTGGTGTCATAAACACAGATTCCATCGCAGTATATTTTGAGCCTTACGAATCCATCGCAGTCATGTACTACCTTAGCAAATGCGAATGTAGTTTCGCCCGGAAAAACATACTTCTTAGATTTCCACGCGTAGCACTGTTTAGGAGAATTAGCGTAACTATCTTTAGTCACCATATTAGGTAATGCCATAGTCCATACAGCATTATTTATAAGTATAGCCAGACCATCATTAGTAATGCAGTGGCTAATAACCTTTCCACTAGGGTAATCAAAGGTAGCTAATCTTTGCGATGGATGGCTACCATCTAGTGTGCTCCCAGTATCGAACAGATAACCTATAGACAAGTAGATACCATTGTCTACCGTTGCAGGAGAACAGAACCCAAAATATGTACCTCTGAAATAAGCTCCGTAATTAGTATCTTGGAAAGTAAGATCAGTACAATGCTGTAGTGTATCTGCTGCCACATACTTTACATGGTACAGCGGTCGAATACCACTGGCTACAGACGCCGTGATTACCCGCATCCCTTCTTGAGATAGGGCCACAAGCCCCGCTGCGGACGCATAGAGCGCGCCGCCGCCTGTCCGGGCCATAGACCCCGGCAAACAGGCGTAATCCTCATGGAAGGGCCGAGGATTGATCTGTGCGCCCAGCGCTTCCCCGACTCCAATAGTGATAATGTAGGGTTCATGGTTTGTGCCTACGAATACGTTATCATAGTAAGCAACCATATCGGTTATCTTACCGGGAATTTTCAAAGTATTTTCTGTAGGCCATGCGTGTGTCATATACCTTTCAGATATAGACAAGTGCCCATCGTCAGTAGCAATAGCTATCCACCCACCTTCTGTGGCGGCTATATATTTATATGTGTATGGGTGAGGCGGGTAGAAGTGCGCAGCTAAATATATATCTAAAGAAGATGCTACAGGTGAACCTCCATCAATATAGGAGTATTCTCTAAATACACCACCTAGGTACGCTACATAATTCTTTAGTTCCGCTACTAAGTACCAATCGGTATCTAGGATATTAGATATTTCCTGTCCAGTCTCTAGCGCTGAAATACTGCGATATAAACGCACATAACAACGCTCCCGTACAGGAGCATCTGATATACGTAAGTCTACACGGCATGCATCCCCTTCATAATGCAAGTCTGTATAGTTTTGTTCTGGAAGTAGAGCTATCGGGCCTTCTTCCAGTTTTCCATAGTTATCTCGCACGAGTGATGCTGCATAAAGCCTATTAACTGGCTTTATAGATAGGTGCTGTGGAGTCCAACCTATATTAGTATAAGTCGAAATTAGTGGGGCGGTAACACCTACTTCTGTAATTTGATCTATTTGGGTATATGTATTCTGATAGCATACGTTACTTCTGTCAGAATCTACTATAGAAGGATTTAATCCTACTACTGTACCATCTACATATACTGGGGCATCTAACTTTACTGCCTTCTGTAAGTTCTTAGAGATTATATTTGTCCCATCGAACATAATTGTATAGCGATTAGATAGGCCGCCTTGATTACTTACCCACTTGGCTAGAGGGCGTAGTGTACCATCCCATAACAGGCAATTATGCGCCACCTGCGCAACGTCTTCTCGGCTTAGTCGAGCCGAGATTTCTGTGTTAATTCCGCCAAACTGCTGAATGCGTATACTTGGCATTAGAAGATTATCGCTGCAAGATTAGATGAAGTGACTGAATCTCCACTACCTAGAGCAGTAGTTACTAAGGAGATATTTGTGCTACTTACTGGCCCATTAAGCACAAACACTACAGGCTGTTTATTCTGTACTATAGATTTAGAACCGTATAGTTTAACTGTGCTAGAATTAAAGACTGCTACACCAAAAGTAGGCACACTGGATGGCGTAGTATTTACTACTTCTACTTCACCTATAATCAGTGCTTTCTGTCCAGAAGCTAGCGCAATAGTTAGCGCTGTTGTAGACAGTACATTTGTATATAGAGCATCAGATTCACCATTAGAAGATCCTGCACCTAAAAGAGTCCCACCTAAAGTGCTTATTACCGCTGCTAGTAATTTAGGTGTAACTGCTGTAGCATCGTCTGCGGAATCTAGTGGTGATGCACTATCAGCTAAAGCTACTATACCCTGTACACCCACATCTGCGGTATGCATTGTTACGGTATAATCAGTACCCGTAAGAGTTACAGTAGCGCCATTAGTGAAAGCTAGGGAACCTACCGGGGCATACCCACTCGCTACGCCGGTTAATTGCCCCTGCGCATTAAATGTGAATCCACCATATATGCCAGCCCCTACGCCAGTAGCTGTTAGGGATAGAGTAGGATTAGTGCTAGGCGATCCAGTAAGTGTTAGCCCTGTGCCTGCGGCTACGGATGTGACAGTACCAGTTCCGCCACCGCCACCGCCAGATATTGTATAGCCGTCTGCCCATGATCCAGATACAGTTACACCACCAGAACCTATAAAAGATGGGGATGGTAATGCTAGAGTTAATACATTAGCAGCTATAGACGCAGACAATATAGCGCTAGTTACTACTACGGTATCTACACCAGTTCCGCTACCACTTCCACCTGAACATCCACATCCTTCTGTGCTGCCTTCGTAAGCTATAATTAAGTTAGGCCATAAACCTAAAACTGTATTACCGCCTTCGCCAGAAAAACTAGGTGGAGCGACATTTAATGTATATGTTGTAGTCCCTCCAGAAGTAGCGCTAGTAACTGTAGCTAAACCGGTTCCTACTACGTCAACATCTACTGGTGCTGGATTGGCTGCGATTAAATCAAGTATAGCTTGCGCGCCTACACGATCATAAATAGTAGTATTAGCGGCGCCAAAAGTCTGCGCTGTAGAACCAGACTGCGCGCGTACTACTGTAAGATATGTAGTCTGCGTACCTATTACTTTTACTTCTTCTGAATAGATATCGTTACTTAGTGTTAGGTATGTCCATTCACCAGCACCGAAGTTTACACTAGAGTTAATTATCGAAAGGGTATCAGCATCTACTGGTATTAAGGTAGTAGCCGCCGAAATATCGGCAGTCAGCATTCCACTAATAGTGGTATATAAAATCTTAAGAGACATGGTAACTCACCATTAGTTAAAAGATATAGACCCTTGTGTCCCGCCGCCGCCGCCGCCAGTAGCGGGCATTATACCTATACCTATCGTCTTTGTAGCTAAATCGCTAAATAGCGATACTACACTACCTACTTTTATTAGACTAGTAGCATCTTTTGGGGCAAATCCTGAATTAGCAAAATCTACTAGTGGAGTAGGAGTTGGTATGGTTATTACGGCCATTATTGGAACTTCATCATAAGGGAGTGTAGAGTATCATTCGGTAAAGCTGCACCATATGCTGCGCTACCAATCATTAGATAATCTTGTGCAGTTGCACCTACTACTGCCGTATGAGCTGTAGCACCTTGCGCTGTCTCTGCTACTACTCCATATATAGCCCAATTAATAGGCGATATGAGGGGTAGACAACTAAAGCAGGGAAATACTTGTATATCCCCACTAGCTAGTAATGTAGCCGATAGCCCATATGGGGCTAGCGAGAAGTATGAATCTGTGGTGTACGATACACCTGTAGCCGTATTCATGCAGTACATAGTCCACGGGTTATTCTGCGGTGTACCGTAGGATACTTTATTATGTAGAAATATGTACCCACCACCAATGTATGCGCCAGTGTTATCACAGGGTCGGCCGATCATAAACGCAGCATTAGGCCATATACCGCCATTATATGCTGTGCATCCTTCTAGTTTGTGTACTACCCCCAAATAACTGCCATCAAAGCATATATACGATTGGTACGGTGTAGAGTATGAGCGAATACCGCCAGAGGCTCTATCGTAAACCCACATTGGAGTACGCGCACTTAAACTGCCGCCTAGAGTGCCTGCACCATTCGTACTTGTACCTATAGTTATCCATATACCGGGTTGCTGCCCATTACTTAATGGCCCTGACCCATACTCTATCTTAATGAATATGGGGTCTGTAGCTTGTAGAGTATCTGTAAAAGCGTAAACTTCATATCCAGCGGAAGCGCTAGCTGTCGTAGGGCGTAATACTGTAGTCCAGTTAATCTGACCTGTATCTGCAGTTTGGGCTAACCCAGTCGCTTGCAGCGCAGTCGAAAGTTCTAGCCCCCAATTTCTAAAGGTGGCATCCGACGTCTGTTCAAACACAGTAGAGAAATTTTGAGTAGCCATATTATTCCCACAACATTAGCATAGAATAGTTATTGTTAGAAGGTAATCCCCAACCTGCGGATGCTGTGCCTGTCATTATGTACGTATGGGAAGCAGCCCCTACTGGTGTAGCTTTAATAGTTACCCCAAGTGGTAATTCTCCATTTACTCCATACAGCAACCATAAATTAGGCGAAGCTTCTGGGTATACACCATATGTAGGAAATACCTGAAACTGTGCTCCGCCTACAGAAGTATTAAGTTCTGAGTACGGTATAAAGGTAAAGTACCCATTATTCTGCGAATACATTAGTCCTGTAATAGTATTTATGCAGAAAGTCTGCGCAGTATCGTAGAATACTGATGCAGGATTAGTTGAATCAGGGTGCGCTACCATTATTTTGCCGCCGACATATGCACCTGTAGCATCTACAGCGCGCCCTATAGCGAACATGCAACTACCGCCAGTCTGCCCTGAATAGGTATTATACAATCCACCTATCTTTAAAGCTACTCCTAAATAACTACCATTAAAGCTTATAAATGTAGGCCAAGAAGTTGAATTATTACCTATTACGCGAGCATTCTGTCCACTACTATTACACATTATCTGTGTACGAGTTGTTAGTACCCCTGTAAGTGTTCCTGATCCATTAGAACCTTGCCCTACAGTTATCCACAATGCGGGGCTATCGTAGTTAGTATGAGTATTTCCTGTCCCATATTCTATCTTCACGAATATAGGATATGTAGCCTGCAAAGAATCTGTGAATTGGTAAATTTCGTATCCTGCCGCAGTATTATTGCCGGCAGGGCGCGCTACTGTAGTCCAGTTAATCTGACCTGTATCTGCGCTGGGTAAAAGGCCGCACGTCTGCATTGCGGCAGATAATTCAGACCCCCAAGCTCTAAAGTCTGCATCTGTTAAATGCGACCATGCAGTAGAATAAATTGCTGTGGTCATACTCTTTTTCCTAGAAGCGCTAAAGTAAACCATGTAGCCATGCTAGCAGACTTGACTGATATCTCTACTAATGCACCTTTAGGTATACTTACACTATCCCAACTAGATAAATCTGTAGATGAATTATATGTAGTACCTACAATAGTAGGGAAATTACCTGTACCGACTATAGAAGATGGAGCGCTACCAAGTGTTCCTATCTTTACATCTATCTGTACTGAACCGGATGGATCGCATTGTACGCTCCATCCCGTCAATGTATACGCTGCGGTAGATATACCTATTACACCATCACCCGCTTTTAGTCCTGCCCCGCCTACCGATCCATATGATGCATTTACTCCACCGGCTACTGGCGTAGTCGATGAATAGATAGGTGCTTCTGGATTAGTATTATCAATACTAAAATTATTTCCTGCTACCGGAATAGGTAATGATATAGTAGGATGATTAGGGTCTGTAGAATCTACTACTGCCCCACCTGTTCCAGCGGCTATAGTTTGTACAGACTGTCGCAAAGCTATAGCCGCTACTTTAGCCGCTGTACTCTGTTTACTAGCGCCTACGCCTACTCCATCCTGAATCTCTACTAGTTCAGTACCTACCAAGTCTGTAGGGCCGGCAGGTAAATCTCCTATAGTTTTAACTGTCGGATCAGACATTATAAGTAACCTCTATAGTCACCATTTTCTGTGCTTCTATAGTAACCTTCGGTAACTATACGCAAATGAAAATACCTTAGCGGTATTGGGGGCGGTAATGCTGTTTCTAAGCAGCCGCAACCTACGTTATCGGGTATATTCTGTATCATCCATGATCCTTCATTACTACCATTTACAGTGATTCCACCTATCCCTAATATGTCCATTTCAGGGTAACTCAATATCCCATCTATATATGTAAGTGGATAAGTCGCAGTTATATTAGTCCCAGTATGTGTTACTGCATCGTTTATTTCTGCGCCAGTTATCCCGTATTTTATAGATGTTCCTATACCCCATGTACCTCGTTTGGTTTCATCTATCCCACGTACAACTAATAGGACGTTCGGGGCTTCTAGGGATTGTACCTTAACTACCTCTAGGTTGTCCACTACTAAATAGCAGTAATCCCCGCTAAGAATACTGTTTAGATACATCCATGTATCGGTATCTACTAGTAGTATATTATCTTGCGGCCTAGCTAATGCAGCTAAACTACCATTAGTAAGATATGCTCTTTTCACTTATCCTACCTGCAACTTTAGCTGTAATCTATTTATCCCATTCATATCGGCTCGTACTAATTTACCACCTACACCTTCGCGAAGTAGTAGCTCTGCGGTATATCTATCTCGTTGCCTACGATGGTACAGATTTCCATTTCTTGTGTAAAATAATAGTATATCGGAAGCAGCTATTTGCCAATCGCGTCTATCGTCTAAGCATACTCTACATGAGTCTATAGCGGAAGGTAAATCGCTTATTACCATGTGCCCTACTAGTGGATCATACCACCAATAGTGCCATTGCGCACCCTGACTATACGCGACAAAGGGATTCATGTTCTGGTCGAAAGTAGCCGCTATACCTTCTATAGTCCCTGCTACTTGTATAAGTTGTATACGTCCTGACGTATTAGGGGCAGATACGTATACAGTATCTCCTATGGCATCAAACGTCCATAACTGATATTGCAATCCTTTAGACGTATCATTAAGCCCTACTCCACCTAACTCATAGTCTTGTAAGCTAGTTGGATCGTCTTGAGGGGCACCTTTCCACGCGTAACGTACAGTTACTTGCGATAAAGAATCATTAGGCATCGCCATTATGGGGTATACCTAGCCCATGAATTTCGGAAGTTAACCTGTAATTGCTGACCTATAGTTTTGGTTATAGGTATACTTAAAGCCCCAAACTGATACGACCACATATGATACTGATATGTAAATGAAGCTATAGTACCTGTCCCATTATTAGTAGGGAAAGTTCCTCGCTTATCTATATAGCAAGTACCAGAATTAGATAGGTCATTAACAAATTGTACTATAGGTATAGTATAATAGTTACTATTAATATTACCTAATTGGCCTGTAGGCGAACCACTTAACGCAGAAACTATATCTCCTGAGTATAGAGTTATGTTTGTGTATCCTGCGCTCACATTTCCAGTATTAGCTAGTTGAGTGGCTCCATTAAAGAGACGATAAGTTCCTGTTAATGGACTACCATTTAAATTAAAGCTAAACGAATGATCTGTAGTATCTAAATACCAACGAAGTTCCCATGTTACAGTTAGTATTTCATCGCTTAGTACAGTAATAGAAGTAGGATTTCCCATATCATCTAATATAAGCGCTCGACTAAATAAATCTGCGCTATAAGAAGCTCCACCGGGGTAGGTTCCTACTTCGGTTAAGTTACCTGCGGCTACACCTGTACCAAACTGATAGGTATAACGTGCATACCAGTAAGCAGGTTCGGCTCCTGCGGCTGCTACATATCCAGCCGAAGCTTTGCCGGGGTAGCCACCAGTGCCACCACCTGTTGTGCTTGAAGCACTAGCTAGATAGGCTGCAAGCTGTACATCTGTAGTAGCCGGTGTAGTATTACCAGTCCCTACGCAGCAGTTGGAAGCTATATCGCCTGAATCATCGAATGATCCGAATTTAGGCAATATATACCATTCAACCAAACCACGATCTGTGATGATATTTTTAAACCATCCCGTATCTTTTACTAGAAGATTAGATTCCGCTTTATTCACTTCTAGGCGATAAAAACCTGCCGCACCCATATGCATGAGTAGAGTATTCGCGGGTAACTTCTTTTGCGGAAGAATTATTCTGCCCATTACGATAGTGTCCAATCTAGTAGTGAAATTGTAGGTAGTATGTACTTATCTAATGCACGCGGGTAGTCTACTTCTCCGCCATACATAAGCATTTCAAGTGGATAGCAATTAGTTAGTATGTACTTTTCAGGGGGTACGGTAAATTCTTTTTGTCCTCCGTACTCTAACCAATCTTCAAATACTCCTACTCCTACTGTGGGTAGGATATATTTATCTGTAGGGGCAGTAAATGTAGCCTCTCCACCGTAGTTTTCCCAATCTAGCAAGCTTATATCGTGCCCTACATATTTATCTAATACGGACGGCTGCGTTAGTAGCCACCACTGAGAATCAAATGAAATAGGCGGTATTGGGCTACCTAATCTATCTTTCGGATTTGGGGTTACTGCCTCTATAGATTCCTGTGGATATAGCATACTAGTTAGATAGAAGAATGGGCCTGGAATAAAAGGTGCCCCAGTTAATCCACCATCGCAGCATCCAAAAGCTCCTATATTATCTGAAATTACTAGTTCATTATCCTCTACACGAGTAGTTAATCCACCTACCGTATCTGCGTGTATGGCATCTAAACCTATTTCCCAAGTGCCATTGCCGCCTACTACTGTGGCGAATCCATACCCACTAGCGTAGATATTCCAGTCCAATACTGTAGCTGCATCGGATATCTCCGCACTAGTCAGTCTATATACTAGCTGGGCGCCAGCAGGAAAACTGTATTGCACCGTACCATCCTGCCCTCTATCTACTCGAAATCCTGAATAATCTCGACGTATTTTTATTACTTCTAGATTATCTTTATATAGTAGAGTTAGATAGCAGTGATCGCCCAAGTTTAAGTTATCTTGGAGAAGAGTAGCAATACTTGTATCTACCGCTATATCATTTGACGATTTGTCTAACGGAGATACTATAGTTCCATTGGCTAGATATAATCTCTTAATCACAGCAGCCGCTTACCAAAGGTGCAGATAGTACAAAATTAGGGTATTCGCCACCGACTAACACTTTACTAGATTCAGATACGATGCTGACTGGCGGCGCGTAAATGCTATAACTTGTATCGGATGTTTTAGTTACTTCAATTATACCTGTACCAGTTAGTGTTATTTGGCCTAACATGCGATCGCTAATCATATCTGCGATAGCTTGGTCGCCCATCACAAACTCTACTGTAGTTCCAGAGGCGAATGCCTGCGCAGTGGTACTATCTTGTGCGCGTATAACTCCTATATTATTACCTACAAAACTATTAGTACGCACAATCTCATAGGTTGTGGTAGTTTTAATTATTAGGTAAGTATAATCTGAACCTTTAAGCGCTATACGTAACTTCGCTAATAGTTCATCATCTACTGTAATTGACGTAGCAAAATTGGTGAGTGCGGCTGTTAGCTCTCCGCATAATCCATATAAACTTTTAAACATTTGCGCTACCTGCTATTGCTGCACTATCTTTGTCGTATTCTAGGTATGCACAAGAAACATATGTTCCTTTATAGTAGAAATCTGCTCTATACCGTCCACCATCCATATCAAATAGTTGGCTATCGAATACGAATGTAAACCTATTCTTTTTCTGGTCAGAAGGAGCATAGTTTACAGGATTAATAGCCGCACTTGCTTGGGTATTATCCCCTGTATAGTAGGGCGGTACATTATACTGCGATACATAATCAGGCGGAGAATTAAGCGATGTAGTATCTACGGGAGTATCTGTATTACTAGTATTCTTCCAAACCCTATATACTTGCAACTTAGTATCCCCGGTAGTTGTTATCGAGGATAAGTCAATGCCTGAAACTGCTATATAGAAGAAAGGATTTTTCTTACTAACTATAGGGTATGGAATTTTCATAGTATACGTATAGGCTTTATTGAGTTACTATCTACTTTTCTGTTAGATACTGCTAGTGCTCTAGCAGATAATAGCACCCTCTCATAATCTAATTCGTATTTCCTAGCTAGTGCTGGGTTAGTCCAATCTTTACCGGGAAGATTTAGCAAATCTCCCACTACTGCTCTACCTATCTTCTGCCCAAAAGGTAACGCTATACTTTTAGGCATATAGTCTATGCATTCTTGCGGCAACAGAGTCACATATACTTTTAAACCTGATTTTAGGTCTACGCTAGGGGTTTGGCGTAATACTATGCAGTTGTTATCTATAACGTCAAATTGTGTCTGCCAACCCACTCGCTCCATACCGTACCAGTAATACCCATAACGTCCACCTTCTATGCCCACGATAGAATATATTTCATGGTCGTCTGGAGCAGTTAAGTAGTAATCTGATACGCCAGATTGATAATCTTTGACTATCTCGCAGCAAAGTATACGAGTGCGCCTAGCAAACTCGATATACTTCTGGCGTAGTAAATCGAGTGCCATTGCTTGTGGAACTTTAGGCACAAACGGGAGTACATGCCGTAAAAGGGTATTTAACGGCACGCTATCTAGATAATCTAGAGATGTAAAGTTAGGTTGGTTCATGGCCCTGCCCGTTTATCGCCATCACCTGTCTTACCCTGATAGTAGCCAGAATTAAATCGGGAAGACTGTTTATAGTTAATACCGAGTACGGAATAGAATCGCTGTAAGTGCTCTCGACTCTCTGCTTGCGAAGACACTGACTCCATATTAAGCCCTAAAGCTTTACCTAATATAAAATCCATCAAAGGATTAGTATATTTAGGCGGTACATTGTGTGGAGAATCCCAGTCTGCCGTAGTATACTCTGGTATCGCCCCATCAATACTTACTAGTAAGATAGGCGCCATACCTTGTGGTACAGGTGGCTCTACTATAAATTTTCGTGCATCTTCTCTACGTATTGCATAAGACACGGCCCTGTATACTGGTTCCCCATTTACAAAGTTTATGCTTGGCTGGCAAATATCATACACAGCAAAGCTCTCCGATAGTCCTTGATCCATGACTGTCAGAGGCGTTCCGTCAGCATTATTAGTGACAGAGACTATATTGTTAATTGTATCTATACTTTGCTCACGTCCCGGCTTTAGCGTTACTTCAATCGTCTGGGTAAAATCATCGGGAAAATATGTACCTATTTCCGATAACCCAAGATTCATGTAGTCCAAAAGCAAGCCGCGCCCCCAACGAGTGAAGGCGCGGCCATAACGCTGGTCATTAAGCTGGGTAGATGCGTGAGTAAGATACTGACCAACTGTATTCATTACTCGCTCCTAGTTTACTGCACCTACTTACTCACCATCCCCTTCGGGTTCGGGCTTAACTTCTTCCTTGACCGGGTTCGGGATGTGCGCTTCAAAGTTCTTGTTGCTAGCTAGATTCCTTTCGTACAGATAAATCTGTCCAGAACGCACGTCACGTAGATACACCTTACCCTCTTCATACTGCATACTTGCCATCTGTATTCACCTTAGAAGTTAGTGGCCGGGTTCTCTCGGGCCTGAACAATCATCAGCGAATAATTCAGACGTAGATTACCGAAACCAGCTAATCCCGCAGTAGCCTTTGTGGCTAATACAAGCTGGGCCATGTCAGGCGTTAGGACTGCCTGCGCTGTAGCTAGTGACATTGCACCACTAGCTGTGATCCACGCACCAGCAGGCGCAGAGAAACGTGCCCCGGCTGTAGCTAGATCAACTGCGACCGCACCAGACGAATTACCGAAGATGGTGCCACCAGCCGTCACTGCGGTAGCCGTAATCGCGCCACCATCTGCCGGAGCTTCGACTTCAAGATACGCACCTAATACTAAGCATCCTTTCGGAATTAGAATCAGGTTAAGCGTATCTGTAGACGCTACGGCATTATCCGTAAAGTAACGACGTAGCGCCAAGTCATTCTTAAAGTCTAAGACTCGACGTAGCACGGCATACGGAGTACCGTAATGCTGCGATACATCGACCTCAGCAAACTTCGGGTCTGCTGCGCTGAAGGTATACGCGGGCCACTGAGTACGGGCAAGTGTACTATTAGCAGGGCCGCCTTCATATAACTGATGTGTTGCCATTTCTTATTTACTCCCGCTATTAGTCTATTAGCTTGCGCTGAACGAAGCGTACAGGTGAACCAGAGCGTCCGGGTATAGAACCTTGAAGCCGTATACCGATAGACCCTGGTAGTAGTTCGCCCAATCGTCCTTATCCGTGACAACACGGCTATCTTCGATCTGAGCCGCGAATGCGGTAGCCATCTTTACGCCGGCGACCACATGGTAGGCACGAACACCAGTGTCCATTACACTCGGGACGTTCTGCGACTCTAGAATGGTAAATCCTGCGATATCTGCCGGTAGCTTACCATTGACCATCGGTGAGCTATTTAGTCCGGTAGCATACGCTAAACGCAGTTCACTATTCTTTAGCACAGTGATTGCGGCAGACGGTAGCACCATGAATCGACCTTCGCGCGGAGCTAGGGCTTCATCTAGAACCTGATAAACCTGCGCTAGCACTAGCGGAATTGTAGCCGAAGTAACTGCTAGCGGAGCGCCGGTAGTACCTAAGTTGATATTCTTAGATACTAGACCTGCGGTAGCGCCTTGGTTATACGCTGCAACATTCGTCCACATTTCAGTCATCAACTGCGGGTCAATGGCCCGTGTCAGTTCATAACCCGCAGACTTAAGGAAGGCAGCCTTCCACTTGTCGAAGTTCTGAATCTGGCGTTCGTCGATGTGATTCATCTTGATTGAGAACGTCTTGGCGTAATCAATCGTCATCGTCACGGGTTCACCATCAATGGTGTCGTGGATGATCTTACCATTCTTATCGTAGTCTCGAACAACTACCTTCGGTTCACGCATGAAGGTAATCTGGTCGCCACCCTTCTGCAAGTCACCAGTATATTCCGTGGTAGAAATATCGCTGTAGACCGTGGTGGTATAGAACCGTTCCAGCAAGTCCATGCGGAAAAGCGGTGTAATAAGACTATTGCTGTACTGGGGGTAGCCACTTGCGGCAGGTACGGCCATTTTCTATTCTCCGATCTTACTTGTTATAATCCACTCGGCCTTCACGGTCGGCGGCGTCATACTCAGACTTAATACGCTCGTAGTCTTCGTAACTGATTTCCTTGTTGATGTATTGCTTGTGCGCTTCCTTTCGCTTGCTAAACGGTAGCATTTTCGGGCCGGTGTCGATTTCTTCATCCGATCCGCCACCACCGTTCGGCATTCCCCCTTCATAACCTGTAGCTGCCGGGGCTTTGCCTACGCCGTACTTCTCCTTAAACTTATCAAACACACGAACCATACCAATAACATTCTCTCTAGCGAAATTGTTTTGGATTAGTTCTGCGTAAGTATATCCTGTATCTGGATCTGTCGCTTCGGTGAAGTCACGCCAGTTTTTATGTCCTGTGCATTCATCAAAGTTACCTACCTTTTCCCGCACTTGGTCAGTATAGGTTTTAGCCTTTACCCCACTTGCAGTCTTAGAGGCTCCTTCTGCGATAGTACGGACGCCAGTAATCTGTTCTTCGATAGCGTCGAGCCGGGCAACGATCTTAGGTAGCTCTTTATTTAAAGCTTCCTGAATAACCTTAGCGACAAAACCTTTGCTTTCGCCGTAGTCTTTCAGATCATCTTCGCTGTACTCAACTGGTGTCGGTTCCCATGGATCTGCGCTCGCTGCGGGCTTTGCTGCGGGCTTGGGACTACCCTTAGAGCCATCCTCAAGCTCTGTCAAGCGCCGGGTGAGGGCTTCCACGTCCATTTGCAGCGCTTCGGTGCGCCCTTCGGCAGCGCGGGCCTTGCCAGCCGCCGCCTGTAGGTCATTGAATTCTGCGCGGCTAATAGTAACCTTAGCCTCTACAGGTTCAGTTGGAGTAGGTGTAGGTGCCGGGGCAGGTGCCGGGGCAGGTGCCGGGGCAGATGCAGGATCATTATTCTGTGTTTCCAAAGCAGCGCGACGTGCTTGCATTGAGCTAGGCAACGCAGATACATTCTCAGCCATTGTATTACTCCTTTACACTTTCGAGGATTTTAATAAATTCTTCTGCTTCTAGTGCCCGTCCACGTATCTCTCTATACATTTCAGGGCTACCATGAATCAGATTATTTTTAAGTTCTTCTAATCTTGCCTTCCAATATGCTAACAGGGGTCTATTGACCCCTGTAGCGCTCGCTCTACGTACATCGTCTAGTAAACTCTTATCCATAATTAATCCGATGTAGTAAATCCTGCCCGGTTCTTTGCGGGCTTCGGAACCTTAGCCGGGCCGAACTTAAGCATCGCTGGGCCTTTGCCGCCACCACTAGGGTTCATCGGGCCTTTGCCCGGATTAGCGATAGTCTGCGACATGGGTAGGCTACTACCCTTTATATTGCTAGTTTCCTGCTTAAAGCTGCTACCAAAACTGGCGTAGCCTTGCGCACCCGGATTGCTGGTCATGCTATTTTGCTTTGACATATTATCACCTATGCGCTAATGCGCCATTGAACCTACTTGTGGAAATGGTGCTCCACCACTTGCCATAGGCGGTGGCTGGCTTTGCGGGGGTAGCTGCACTGGCGTACTTGTTCCACGGTTGAACGCCTGTGTTTGACTTCCCTGCCCTTGACTACCTAGTAGGCTAGCCAAATCCTGTACATTTGAGGCCGCATCCGGGTCAGGGACTATCTTATCTACCGGCAATCCAGTGCCTTGCAGGATAGCGCGTAGGATATAATCTAGCGCGTTCTTGTCTATTAAACCCTGCGCAGCATACGGAGTCAATAGCTGTAACACTTCGACTGTGCGAGTCTGTGCAAGTTCTCGCTGTAGTAGACCTGTCGCGCCGCGTGCTACTACCTTAGCATCAGCTTTAATACCCGGATCATTAGACGTAGACATATTGTAATAGTAGTATGCACCTACTACTCTAGATATAATATCTCTATCTATATTAAGCTGTACCTGTTTAATACCTTTAGCCGCATTACCCATTAGCATAGATAAACCGCCTAGGGTTCTACCTGCGCCTGCTACTTGTGGATTACCTAAAACATATGCAGGTACACCAGATAAATCATCGGCTACCTTACTGAATTGCTGGAATACATCCATTAAATCCTTAGAGATAGATGTGACATTATGGAAACGGAATGCTGGCGCACCTGTTCCTGTAATATCTGGGCCTACTCTATAGATTTTATATGGTGCTATAGATAGTTCATCTTCTGTCTCTGCAAGTCGATCATTGATTACTTCACCAATAGGGCCGCTAGCGTAACCCATATTACGCACTAATGATCGCACGGCTGCGTTACATACGCGCTGTGTATCATATACTAAATCAATTACGCTTTGCCCCCATATACTACCATTAACTTTGGTATACGAAGTGCAGTAGACAGGACGCGCACCTACGGGACTAGGATTAAGTACGGCTCGAATTGTGTAAGCACCTATGCACCATACTTCCGCTTCATAAAACTTTTGCGGATCATCTATGATTGCGCCGAACTTTACTAGATGCTTCCCAAGAATCTTACCGTTGAAGATAACAACTTCCAACCCTTTTTTGTGACGTAGAATCTTGTCCCTATCTTCAAGATTAGCTCTGACATTATCTTCCATCTTTGTCGGAACGTAGCCATCTTCGTATGCTTTTAATACCTGTCGAATAGTAGATTCTACAAAAGTAGGTACACCTATAAGATTATGAACCTCGGCGTGTCTCCATTCACGCGCTTCGATGAAATATTCACTATGTTGTATGCTGGTGGCGTTAGGGGCAGGGTAAGCATCGAAAGGACTGATTACCCGCATATGCGGTACAGCCTTCTGCTTAACCACAAATTGATTACCTTTCCATTCAGGGTCTAAAGTATTAACTTCTATTGGCCCACGCATAAATGCCGTAGGAAATACTGTCAAATCATCTACGTAGTTAGCGTACACATTAAGCCAGTCTGCTTCTGTCATCTGGTCATTAATGCGCGTCTCCATTCTTTGTGTAGCGTCTTTAGCTTCCTTTTGGCTAAAGTCTTGTAGCGCAGATTTAACTTGAGTAGCCCTATCTTTTAATGCGTCAAACGAATTAAAATTAGGTAGCTCTTGGAGAAGCATCTGTATAGCTTGCTCCATTAATTTTTCAGGTAGCTCTGGTTCTGGCGTAGGGTCAAGTGTCCAAGGTTTATCTAGATTACTTGAGATTATGTCAATAAGCCACGACGAGGCTGCCCGCGCTTTTAGCGAGCATAATCCCACATATACATCATTATATGGGCCTAGTAATGTCTCTTCGTCTGGTTGATACTTACATTTCTTGGCGCGTAAGTTTCGTAGTAAACGCTCTGTAATTCCTGCGTTCATCTTATGCTGACGCGCATCTAGGTAGTGCCGCTGTACTAACTGCGACAACTCGTCTTCTAGTTTAGTATTGGCTACTTCCCCTAAACCAAACTGGCCTAGTTCTGCATCATCAGTTGCCATTAGTATCTTTCCCTTGAATAAACATTATTTCGTCAAGTTGTTTATTGCATTGCTGCAACCCTAGTTTGCGCTTATATGCGACTTGACGCATTTCACATACAGTATCAGCCGGGCCACATTCTTCTGTGACTACCGGCTCTGCTATATCTATATGTGCTGTATATTTAGCAGGTACAGCTACATACTTATAGACTGGAACTTGTACCTCATGTATTTGAGTTGGCCTAGTTTGACCACAGCCTACTAGTCCTAGGGCTAGTATTAGTATCCCATAGCGGCTGGACATAAGCGCTCCTTAAGCACTGCGCATTCTGGTTTCTTTACGATACTAATTGTGCTTTTCGTAAAGGCTGTATCTTTCTTTTTATTGTCCGCTTTAAAAGTAGCTAAATCTTCTTTTGCTTTAGCTTCTCTTAATTTAGCCGCAGCTTCATCAGCTTGGGCTTGCTTAGTAGCGGCTTCAAAATCTTTTATGGTTTTATCTCTTTGCGCTATAGCATCATTTGCAGTATCTAATTTACTCTGTACTAATGCTACATCTTTATGCGCGTAGTTGTAACCAGCCATGACACAGCAGAATGCCAGTAGTCCTACTAAGACTAGTTCTGCTATCCATAGGTATGGCTTAATGCTTTCCATCATAGCACTTATCCTGTTCTAGTATACGTATTCTACTACGTAAATCTTCTATTGTCTTTCTATTTGCTACCATCATTTGATCTTGCGCAGAATTAATAGTCTCTTGTGCGGAGAGTCGTTTATTGATTCTACCTTCAATTATAGTGGTAGTAAGACTCCCAATAGCGAACGCACCGATACATAGCATCAGTGCGCCTAACCAACCTTGATGGTGCTTACACCATTCGTGGGTAGTCATTACTGCTTCGGCACGTTATTTTGTACCGCTCCAGCTGTAGAGATTTGATTTTGTAAACTCTGAACTTGTACAGATAGTTGCGCAACTTGAGCACGTAATTGACTAATCTGCTCTACTGCCGCATCCCTAGCGGCTACTGCTTGATCGGCACGCAAACGCTCTTGCTTAACCTGCTCTTGCAGCATTGTTATGATCTGTAGTTGTGCGTCATTACCTGCGCGCTCTACGGAATCCCCTGAAAGGTATTTACGTAATAGTAAAAACCCTGCTGCTATTCCTGCTACGCCTGTGCCGAGTACACCCAACAAACCTGTACCGTCCGGCAAATCAGCCATCGACCTGCTCCTGCGCAAGCGCGTAGTTTGCGGCCCAAGACTCGACACGCGGTCTACCGGGCCTCCAATTACGAATGTAACACTGCCAAGCACCATCGCTATCTCCTACCTGTGGTAGTGGGTTACCATCTGCGTACAGAATTAACCTAGCGACACTGCAAGCAAGTTCATCGTTGTTAATTACTTCCTTGTATATAGTTTCCCAATCTGCTGATACTCCTAACTTGTTGCAGATATCTACTAGAATTGGGCCTACAACTCTATGCCCTAGTACCGCTTTAATTCCATTGGGTTCTTCTTGCCATAAACTATGTGCTGGGCCATTGCCCCTTTGCACTCGATCTATGAATTTAGATTCTTGTAGTCCAGTAGCTAGCAACTGAATCCTAGCACTAGGGCTGTCAAACTTAGGTGCAAATAATTCTGTTAGTGTTTTATTAACCACGTAAACACCTAACTGGATGCCGTCCATACTCTTGCCCCGATGTGCCGATAGTCCAACCCTAGAGACTCGCGCACAGGCCGTCAAGCCCACAGGTGCGCCGGGGCTTTCGGTGTGACCACGTTCGACCCTAGCGCCCGCATGCCACTGCCCGCGCCATGACGTGCGTACAATGCAAGATACTGAATCGCGTCCGCCATATGCGAAAACTCATTCTTATCTGCGATATCTAATACCTTGCCTTGATTGTTACGTGTCTCTTTCCATACGTAACCTGCCCCCATTACTTCGCGGGTATGTGTTAGATGTGGACTAATAACAAATCCTTCATCACGACCTAAGAAGAAGTCTACTGCTTCTTTACGTGTAGAAAACTTATTAGTCAATGCAGGGTATGTCTTAATACCCCGCATAGTCATCATCTGTATAGCAGTCATCTTAGTTAATCCAGACCTTTGACCGCCAGCCGGATCGCCGCTAGCTACTACACTATAGCCGCTATACTTATTTCGTAGTAGAGGAAGTATATAGTTATCTAGGAAGTCTTCTAAGCTTTCATCTGTTGCGGGTAGCTCATCAAGTAAAACTAATCCTTTAAAGTTTAACTGAGCAATAATACATGCAGGAGTGAGGCCAAAGTCAATGCCAAGAAGTATGCTAGTGCCACGCCTAGGTAATATAATCTCTTTCGCAACATGCTTCATTTCCGAGAATTTAGAGAAGACTGGCTTACCACGGCGAGTCATACCATACTCACCAGCAAGGTTCACACGGATGGCTTCTTCGCTCTTAGCCATCTGACGCATGTAATAGTTGTCAGATAGGTGGCTTAGATTCTCTGCGTCAGGATTTAGCTCCCAACCCTCCCCATTCCAGAATACGGCAGGTGGCTGTTTATACCGGCGCCATCCTTCTGGTGTCGAACCTTCCTCAAACTTTGTATAGCACCAGTGAGTTGTGCGTGGTGGGTTTGAGTCCACAATAATGCCCGGCTCAGTAGCGCCGAATAATTTATTGCCCTCAGCATCTTTCTTTGTTTCTGGATATCGGTCAATACGTTCTAGAAGACCATCTACAATTTCTACAGGAATCTCACGACCTTCGTTTATATACGCGCCTGTAAGTTCCAGTGACAGTAGCTTCTTAACGTCTTCTGCGGTATCTAGCGCCATGAAATATATCTCAAGGTCTACGCTAGTACCATCTGCCATCTTCTGCTTGAAGCGGCATTGTATCGGCATCGAGTACACTATGGGCGCAATATCGTTTGGCACCCACTGCTGCCACGTCTTAATTGTTGTGGTCTTAAGCTCAGGATACGTATTACGCACAAACACCCATCGACTACGGCGTACATTCTGGTCATCTGGCTGCTGGCGCATTGCACGCATCAGCACTTCCATCATACAACCAGTAGACTTACCCGAACCTACTGGGCCTTCTATGTACTGCAAGTCTAACCCGCGATCGTTATGTAATCGCGTTAAAGTAGGCTCTGCTTTATAGACAAACGCCTTAGACGCATTAGCTAGCGCTGTCTTCTTAAAGTCTGGCTTCTGTGCAAGGATTAGATCGTCGGCATCCATTACACTTCATCCGGGTTGTCGATAGGAGCTACTACAGGAAAGTCAGAGTGTGTTCGCTGTAAGTAGTCAGGCGGTCGTTCAACTTGGAACGGATTAGTATCTCCCAACCTAAACTCTACTGGCGTGTCATTCGGCTTCTCTACATTCAGTGCGCGTGCATCAGGCCCATGTGGGTTCCCATTTACCTGTATGGCTGCATTATCCCCTATAAGGAACGTGTAAGATACTGCTGCTTGCTGGCCTACTTCCGCAGCACTCTGCCCATAAGTCTTCTTATCTTTCTTAGATGCCATCCAGCGCCCATGCTCGATCATGGCTTTCGCTTTATCCAAGTTAAACTTGTTCTCTGCGGACTTAAGCATTAACTCGCCTTGGCGTATATAACCTTCTGCCGATAGCGTGCTAGCTTCCTCTAACTCCCCCTGATATCCATTCTCTTCTATCCATGTACGTATTGTGGTGACGGGTAGATTTAGTTCATCTGCCAGGTCAATGATTGTAGCCCCACGATATATGTACTCTTTGATCGGTACTAAACCAATCTCTGCCAAAAATGTGAATGGGTTTCCTATGCCACGGAATCTGAGATTCCTAGCTCTTAGGGCTACTGAGTCCCTAAATGTACTTGGCATAGGTGCAGGGTGCGTAAGTGTGGCTGACATAGATACAGTATAAGATTCAACAAGGTGTGGCTGATGTACGCCTAGTATGTAGGTAGCCGCGAGAGATAGCAAGTGGGTAGGCCCGATCTTTTCCGGGGGCAAAAATAATTTTGAGATATATAATATTTTAAGGATAAGAATTCTCCGCAGTATCCTCGACTAAGATTTTCTAAAAAGTGCTCAGATATGAGTGTCGGACGGTGGTTTGGCGGAGTACGAGGGGTGCGGGGCGGGCCGTGGTCCGCATGGGGGTCGGTCAAGGAGGGTCGAATAAGGCAGGCGCGGACATAATAGGGGCGCGGTTTAATCGGGGCAGGTTGATTAATATAATGGTGCGAGTATAATTAAATCAGGGCAAGGGGCGCCCCTTGTTTTAACGCGCTCCGGTTAGGGTATTAATAATACGATTAATACTCCGCAATAAAGTCTGCCCCGCATTGTGCGGGACTAAATAACATGGGAGTTAATAACATGGCACGCAAAATCATTAATAAACTAATCCGCAATATGAATACGCAGGAACAAGACGAAGTAATACGCTGTGCGCTGGATATCCTAAACGATCGCGTAAGGGTAGGATTAATAAGCCTAGGTAATCCGCGCGATTCTGGTGATTATGCACGGCTACACTTTGCCGGTTACAAGTCCGAAGCGTTTTGTGTTATCTGGCTGGATAACCGGCATAGAGTGTTAGACTTTGAGGAGATGTTTCAAGGCACAATCGACGGCGCTAGTGTGCATCCGCGTGAAGTTGTGCGCAGCGCTTTGGAGCATAATGCAGCGGCTTGCATATTCACCCATAATCATCCGTCTGGCGTGGCAGAACCTAGCGCAGCGGATAGGGCAATAACTCACGAACTAATGGCAGCACTAAAATATGTCGGCGTGCGAGTGCTAGATCATTTAGTTGTGGGTGAAGGTGAGCCGGTAAGTATGGCGGCGCGTGGCCTAATGTAATAATGGTCACAACATAGAAACGCGGAAACGCTAGGCCGTGTTTCTTTAATGCGCAGACCGTACCGATATAACCGCAGAAAGTTTTGCGGGTAAACAGGGGCATTAGTTTATATCGGCACGGTTAAGCCATTAACTAGGCTAAGTCGGTCTAGTTTGTATCTTCTGGGGGTTGTGGATAGAAACGCGCGGGGCATGATTAAGTGCCTGATTTGCCAGTAAATCGGTGTTTTGCCTAATGTGGATAACTTGCCAGAAACAAATGCGAAACGCTTGTACACCAAGGGCTGCGACGGAATTTGTTTCTGTTTCTTGAGTTTTATAAGCAGTTTATAGGCGAGCACAAAAGCGCACCACGTTCCCCCGTGTTTCACGATATCGAGCCGCCTAGTTAATCCAGTCAGTGCAGTGCGGAAACACCCTGATACTTGCGACCTGTATATGTCGCCAGCGAAACACGAAACACGCGCCGCTAACTAACTGATTTAACTAATTTGTTTTTGTAGCTTGCACTAACACGAAACAAGCGAAACATTGTTGAATGTACTACTGCGCTTGTTTCTTTTGTTTCCTGCTAGTGCAATCGGTACACCTAATGGAAACACGGCGGCACTTGAGCTGCGAGCCGGTCACATGGACGAAACACGGCCAGCACTAGAAACGCTAGGAAAATCAAGCACATGGAACGCTTGCCGCACTAGCCCATACCAGCTACACTAAAGACCGCGAGCGCGCATGCGTTCATCCATCCGCAAGACCATCATGGGAGTTAATGCAATGGTAAAGAAAATCACGAAGGTAAACACTGCCCCGCTTGGATTGTATGCGATCAAAGCATTACCGAAGGGCGAATATATCCGGCGAGTGGACTTGTGCGAAGGTTGTGCGGGTAAAGGATTGCAGCTTAATCCTGAGACTTGCGAGCATAACGATTGCAGCGAGTGCGACGGCAAAGGCTACACGAAGGAATATAAGACAACATGGATTAAGGGCGATTATTGCCGTGGCTTCGGCAAGCATGGCAAATATGAATTGATCGACTTTGACAATATGAACCATTGCCAATATCGCAGCGGTTCGGTCCTAGTGCTGGCAGGCTTCACGTTCTAAGTTAACCACGTACCAAACGCGCCTAGGCGAGTCTAGGCAATACAATTGACGGAGCATAAAATCATGTCTGTTATCTCTTTTGCGTTTCGTAATAACACGGCACTGCGCATTGCCAACCTGATTACCGGCGACATTGAAAGGCTTGAACGCGATGTATTCGGCACTGTTACTAATTGGCAGTCTAAGTACGAGCGGCCATTTAAAGCGCACTATGCGAATGATCTAGCCGTTAGGGCAGACGCTAATGCGCGAGCCGCAGAAAAGCTTGCGGAATATTTGCCGAAGTATGAGGCACGCGCCGAAGCGTACTCAAATAACCCTAATAAAAAGGGTAGGCCACTAACCACGTTTATAAACATGGATGATCCTACCGCCAACAATCAGGAACCCGAACCCGTGGATAATGCCGATGATGAATTAGCAGGCGAAATTGCCGCGATCCTTTCCGATGATATCCCTGTACCGCAAGGCGCGAAGCGGTCGCAAGGTACGGCAGCACAGCCGCAGAATTTGCCCGCTAAGGCTGCGCCAGTGCCTACCCTGCCCGAAGGTATGCCCGAAGGTGCGCAAGCCGCACTGGCGGCATTAATGGCGGCACTCACGCCACAAGCGCCAGCGATTGACGAAGCGCAAGTCAGGGCAATCGCACGCGACGAAGCGAATAAAACCGTAAAGCCGACAATCGTTACTGTCCATCATAAAGACCCGGACGGCACGACGACGGCGCAAGACTTGGGGATGCAACATAAGCTATTTCCGACACTGATTAAGGCAATGCAGGCAGGCTTTCCCATTTGGATGCCCGGCCCCGCTGGATCAGGTAAGACGACGGCAGCAAAGCATGCGGCAAAGGCGTTTGATATTGCGTTCCATCATACGGGCGCAGTGGATAATGTTTATCAGTTGCTAGGGTTTATTGACGCTGGCGGCACATACCATCGCACCACGTTTCGCGAAGCATACGAAAATGGCGGCGTGTTTCTTTGGGACGAAGTAGACGCCAGCAATCCAGCGGCACTAGTGGCGTTTAATGCGGCGCTTGAAAACGGGGAATGCGTGTTTCCCGATGGCGTGGTTAAGATGCACGCTGATTGCCGATTCATTGCAGCCGCTAATACTTACGGCACTGGTGCGACGCATGAATATGTCGGGCGCACAAAGATTGACGCGGCAACGGTTGATCGTTTCATCATGCTTGACTGGCAGTATGATGAAATACTGGAACGCGCTATTGCTGGCGATAATGAATGGACAAACTATGTCCAGAAAATCCGGGCAGCATGCAAGGCCGCTGGTGTTAAACATCTAGTTACCCCGCGTGCATCATTGCGCGGTAATGCGCTGCTAGCTAGTGGAGTGGATCGCGAAGCGGTAATTAATATGACGGTTCGCAAAGGCTTGAGCGATGACCAGTGGAACAACGTAAAGATTAAAGCGGGAGTGCGCTGATATGATCGTCACTAATCACAATGATATATACGGCAGCTTGCCGATTGTCATGCAGCGGTTTGACAACGTAACCGAGTGGTACAGGTACAGCGAGAAAGGCGAAGGGCGGCAGTATGGCGGGCGTCAATCGTTCCTAGGTCACGTTAGCGAGCGAGAAGCCGTGCGATTCTGCGAGCAGAATATAGGCGAGCAGCACATGCGCGAAGCGAAAGCGCTAGTGGAAAAGATCGACGCAAGCTATCGCGACCGCGACCGCCAGCACTGGCAGCCGTCACCATTCGGCGCTTATCCAGTAGTGCCGGATTATCTGGCAGGCGATCCGTTTAGCATGCGCGTCAAGCACAGTGAGGAAGATAACACCGCGCCGATTCGCTATTACATTGAGGCGGTTGTTAGTGGCGGCACTAGCACGCATGACCTAGAACGTCGCGCCGCTGGACTGGCTGCGCTAGTAATGCGGACAGCGGAAGAACGGCCAGTCGAGTTGTATGCAATAATCGCGTTAGATAATAGATATCATGGCCGCGCAGGTTATGTCGGAGTGGTTCCGATTAACACTCACCCGATTGACTTGCATTCAACCATTGCGGCCTTCGCAACGCGGGAGTTTTGCAGGTGCATGGCGTTCACTAATAGCGAGCAAGCGACAGGCGTTAGCAGTGCCGGATGTGATTGGTTATTCGGCCATCCCGATAACGGGTATAATCGGAGTGAACGGGAGCAGCGTTTTCGTAAGTTGCTAAACATGGAACCGCAAGACATACTGATGCAGGGCGGTTACTTGACGGATGCTTATGAGTTCGGAAACGACCCGGTTAAGTGGGTACATAAGCAGATCGAAAAGCAAAGGAGTCTGGATAATGAATAGGCAAGACTTGCGCAATCAATATCCATTCCATACCGTGAGGGTGAATCAAATGAAAATCACAGCGATTAATCCGGGGCGGGTATATCCGCCCATTCAAGGACAGGACAAATGGACATACTCGATTGAATACAATTTCAATCCTACCTTGTCGCGGGTAGTGGCGTGCGGCTATAATTATGATACCGCAACCGAAGCGAAACAGAAGATGCGCGAGGAAGTAAACCGCTTGCGCATTAAACACGGGCTGATTAATAATTGGAGGATGCCATAATGCGCGGGGCTATCACGTTTGCGCCGCTGGTGTTTAACCAGATGGTGCCGAGTATGTTAGCGGCTACACTTGAATGCCACGATTGCGGAGCGCATAAGAATTTGCAGTATGCGTTAACGCACGGCTGGCGCAAAGTGGAGCGCGAGCTAGGTTCGGATGTTTATATTACCGATTACCTTTGCGGCGATTGTTGCGAGTCGCGAGTAATCGAATATAACCAGATGATTAACGATCAAGCCGACGACCTTTAGGAGATAATGCCATGAGCCTGACAACGACAATGGGTATTGAATTGACCTACGTTCCCGCCATGTATCAAGTTGCATTAAATCGGGGCGCTACATTTGAGCCGGAACACGCGCCGATGGAATCGGATGTTAACTACGCACTCGCCCGGTTAATGCAGCACCTTATCCGCGCAAAGAAAATACCTGTTTGGGGTGAAGCCACTACCGATCCGGGTTGCGTGGAAATCCGCACGAAGCCATATCGCAAGCTGTCCACACTGCTAAGCATAGCGCGGAGACTGCGCAGGGAAGCCGAGGAATTAGGGTTAGTGGTGCAAGCCGATTATAGCAGCGGTGGCGGCGCGCATATTCACACAGGGATTATTGGCAGCGATAATAAAGAACGCTCCATGTATTCAAAACGCATGATGCTATTCGCTGCAATGAATCCGTGGCTTGCATGGGCCACGCTTAATACGGTGGACGATATTAATGCCAAGCCGCTTACCCGACAGCATTTGTCCCGCCGCAACCGTTACTCAGGTAATAACGATGAAGATACTGTGGAGCATTGCGAGTCCCGCATAAAAAGATACGCGCACGCGGTAGCAAGCGAAACAGCATACATGCACCGCGCCGATAGGTGGTGCGAAAGGGTTTATCGCGAGTGCGATGCGAGAGACGTATTAGCAGCGCAGACATATTTAATGATGTGGAAAATGCGCCTGATACGTCTGCGCAATAAATTCACGAAAGCCGAAACAGATATGCTCAGCGTGGAGTCTATCCAGTATACCGGAGACAAAGACGATATGGTGAGAATTACCGACTACGGTGATAATGGCACAATCGAGTTCCGTTGTTTTGAAATGGGCGGCGAAGATAAACTAAAGCGGAACATTATTCTCGCCAATGCTATCTGCAATTATGTCGAGAAGTGGGATATAACGGAATATAATCCTAACGATGTAATGAGCGGCGAGCAAATGCGGGCGATTAAGTGGAGCGAAGCTAAACGCGGCTGGCTCAATATGCTGGCGACGCTTGGGCTTGACCCGGCAGACTACCGCAACGAAACCGCGCAGATCGCGCACCGCTGGCGCTACAGCATGCGCGACTACAATCAGCACCCTACCGCTGTCGATGTACTAGGGGCGTTGCAGCAGCGCACCACGGACGGCAGAGAGCAGGCCGCTCTAGCCGAGCGTGAGGCGCGGCTCATAGCCGAACAGGTAGCGAGAGCAAGGGCCAGGTACGAACGCCGCCAGAACCGCCGCCAGCGGCCTGCTAGCGCCATCGCGCCGGAAGTCGATCCGTACTCAATGGCCGCTTGACATGCGTTTGTAGAAAGTTCTACAATAGCCCCGGCCCGATGGTTTGGGGCTATCACACGGCGCATAAAACGCTGCACAACTCAGCACAGCATGGAGGTAACACAACATGAGCGACATTCTCAACGCGCTGCAAAAGATGATCGAAGCCCGGCGCAAGCAGGCCGAAGCGGAAGAAACCTTGCGGCGCAAGATGGCCGCAGCCGGTTGCACCGAGAACTATTATCACAAGCTCAGCTTGTTCCGTGAAACTTTCGACGATCAGGCGGGCGCACTCGCGTACTACATGACCGTGGCGAGCAAGACCGGCGACAAGCGCACCGCCGCACTCGGCAAGGAAACCGCGCAGTACATTTCCGATACGGCAACGTGGATGGAAGCCACGCTCAACCGTGCCGGTATCGACCCGGATTCGCTGGGTGTCCGTCGCGACATGAACCAGTTTCGGGGTCGCATGCAGCATGCCGTCAGCATTTTTGACCGCACGCTGTCCGGTGAAGACCTTTCCGGCCTGACTGCCGCGCAGTTGACGGCTACCGCGTAATACCAACTAGACCGCTAGGGATTAACTCCTAGCGGTCTATTAATTCATCCAGACAAAAGGATTAAATGCCATGCAAACGAAAGAAAACGCTGAAAACCCGCTTGAAGCACTGCTGGCCGCGCTCGCTGGTGCAGGCGACCGGGAACAGAGCGACAAGAACAAGGCCCGCATTCTGGCCGCTGGGTATACGCTCAGCGACTACAAGACGTTTCGCACGCTTCGCCATAACCTGCCCGCACTGGCCGAGGCCGCTGGTTGCGCGTGCGCCATCGCAGAAAATACCGACCACCTGCCTAGCGCGCAGTTTGCGCTGGAAGCATCGAAGTACATGCGCGGCGCTGCGCGGTTCATGTATGGCGTGCTGAACAAGGCCGGGATCGACCCGAGCGATTACCAGATGAAGCCGGATGATGGCGACTTCTACACCGCACTGGACGGCGCAGACCAGACGATGCAGGCCATTATCGCAAAGCATGACTTGGCGGCAAAGGTTGCGGCTGAATAATGGCCGAACTGAAACCGAAACCCAAGCGCAAGAAACCCAACCCATTTAATCGCTTGCCGATTAATCCGCCGAAAGGCTGGCGCGAGACGTACACGTTGCCAGCCGCTCAATTCCGCGTAATACCAAAGTAGGAGAGAAGTTATGCCCGGTACAGCCGTAGCAAGTCGCCAGAACGCATGGGCGCGCATCAAGCACCGCTACCATGTGAAGGATGCCAGCAAGGCCGCAAAGCGGCAGGCAATGGCTATCCAGAAGCTCAAGGATATCGCAGCCCGCAAGGGTATGAAGAAGCGGTAGTCAACCTATGCAGCTTAGATTATAGGCTGCATACATGGATTATCGAGTAAAACTAATGCCCGCAGTATATGATAACCCGGACACAGGATGCCGCGAGATATACGTTCACGGGCACCTTGTTACGTACTACACCGAGCAAGAATTAAACTTCGGAAAAGGTTATTACTTCCGAAGGACGCCAGTGCAAGAACAGTTTATGAATTATGCACAGCGTTTCGGAGATTTCCGCGAAGGCGCAGTACATGGCGAGGCAGAACATATGCCAGCCGATCCGCTAGCGACTACGCTACATCCACACGACACGAGTTTTACGGTAGGTTAATATGTGGGGAGTTTACGAAAATAAGATTAATGACGACTTCACAGAATACCATGTGATACCGCTATTCGGGCGCGAGCATACCCGCAGCCTAGATTGCTGGTGTCACCCACACCGGGACAGTGAAACTCCCATAGTAATAATCCATGAAGCGGAGAATTGATATGGGTTCGCGATATAAACTAGAAGCATATGATCCGATTAAGCAGCGTCGTGTGCATATATGCACCGAAATGAAGTTGCGCTATGTGATTAAATACTATTTAGCAGCTAAGCGGCGCGGCTGCAAATACTTCGTACTAACATGGTGGATAGGACGATGATTAAGATTGACGAGCATGTACCTTACGTCTGCCCACAAACCACGACAGAGATAATCAACAACGCCCTAGAACGTCGCAAGATGCGGAACGCTGGCGTCCTGATCGAAGATGTACCCCTGCCAGCCGAACAGATTAAACACAAGATGGATCGCGGGCTAAAGAATATCGTGGCCCGATTCAGTGAGGCGTACAAAGCAGTATACGGGATTAATCCCGTAGTTCAATATGATAAACCGTGGTTGCGTGTCAGTGGTACAAGTCACAGGGTCAGCAGGCAGCGCTTGCTGGAAATGGCAAAACAACTTGAGTATAGGGCGGGCTAAGATTATGTCAGAGCAACCGGCAACATACAACACAGGCGCGGAGTTCAAGCGCGAAGATCGCTACTTCGTCTTTAAGCGTAGCGACGTACCACAAAGCTCCATCGAGACTCTGGAATCAATGCGCGCTACTCAGGACGTGCTGCGCCAGATCAGGGGCAAGCCGCCGCTGGTATGCGTGGTAGTCGAGAAAGATTGGCCCGAATACGAAACCGTATGGGCTATGATTAAAGCCCGCGTGACAAAGAAAGTCACGAAGTTCACAGGCCGGCGCTCAATCTGGAACTGGCGCAGGGGAAAGTAATGTCTACGCTTAAGTGTGGGTGCGTATATGCCGACTCAAATAATACTAGCTCAGTACGTAAGGGCTACGAAATGGGGGGCTACCTCAAAACCCCATGCCACAGGCACGGCAATTCGATGGGCGATAATGTAGTAGGGTGTAGGATATGTAATGCTCCTACAAGAATGTTTGGTACGAAGCTTTGCGATAGATGCTGGGAACTGGAAACGAGAATTAAACACGATCCAGAATTAGCCCGCCAGATACTAGCGGATATGGAGAAAGATTAATGTTTATTCCAGCCGTTACCACGGATAAAGAATCTGCCGAGTCCCGAGTAATGCGCCGGGTTAAGTCCGTATGGACTGAGGCTAAGAACACGTACCAGATCCACGAGCCGCACGATTTTAAGTTAGCGTTTATGAACCATGCCACGATAGCGCGAGTGTCTAACCATCCATCGGCGGCAGCTTGCGCGGTGGTGTTACGTGGTGAACGTGATAAACCGATGGTGTTAGTTAGGATTAATAAGTCTGCGGTAGAGCAGAATTTGCAAGCCGTACTTGACGATGTAATCCCGCATGAACTAGCTCACGTTGTTTGCGACTTCCGGCCACAGCACGGCCATAGCCATAACCATGATGACGGCTGGGTGAAGGTATGCAAGCGGCTGGGCGGTACTGGACAGGCGAAGTACCCGGCAGGGACGTTCAACCTATGAACGCATACCAGCGCCGACACCTAGCAGGGCTGTCAGCAAGGGCCGCAGACAGGGCGCGAGTGTCCGAGGCACAGAAGACCATGCGCCTAGCCTATGCAGACGCGCTAGCGAGCCGATACGAAGCCGCGTACCATGCGGCGACAGGGCAGACAGTCCGCGTTCGCTACACAAACGGATGGTTTAGATTCACGGGCAGCATGTACCGTAGGGCCGAGCTAGAGCGCATGGCGACAGTGCTAGAAGCCCGAGCCGCAGCACTGGTAAACCCCGACGAAGAAAGTTGTTGACAACTGCAAACCGTAGTGGTTTACTAGCTCCACACCCGGCCAGATTCACTACACAAGCCGGATTCAACCCAACCTAGTGAGGATATTCCCATGAGCTTTGAATTTGTAATCGAAGATGGCGTCAGCATCCCCAAGCGTGAAATCGAGTTCGCGCCGCGTGGCAGCCAGTACCCGCTGGAACACATGAAGCCGGGTCAGTCTTTCAAGATTGACATTGTGGGCGAGGAAAACGCCACCAAGCAGGACGGCACCCCGCTTTCGGTCGAGGAAGACGCGAAGCGTAAGGCCGCGCAGAAGCAGAGCTACTTTAGCTCGCTGGGCAAGAAGCAGGGTATCAATGTCGTTACCCGCTATTTCCCGAACGGTGAGCCGGATGCAGACGGCAACGAGTCGGGCAACCCCGAACTGCGCGTGTGGCACAACGGCGAGCGTACCGCCGAGCAGAAGGCGAAGGACGCAGCGAAGGCCGCGAAGGCCAGTGCTACCGGAACCGAGAGCGACGGCAGCGACGACGAAGGCGAAGGCGATCTGGACAGCGACGACCTGAACCTTGGTGACGAGTAATAGCAGCTTGAGTACCCCGGCGAGTCCGCTCGCCGGGGCGCTTGCGTTTCCGGGCGAAACCCTGTAGCATCTTCTACACGGGCTTGCAAACCGCCCTGTACAGCCCTATGGTGGCCTGATGACTTCCCCCGACCCGATCCTGACCCAGCGCATTGCAGACCTACTAGGTCGCATAACGGTTATGGAAAGTTTACTTCCACAGATTAAAGAGACGGCAGTACGCAACTCTTTCGCACTGGAAGTAATCCAAGTTAAGAACTTAGTTAAACAATTACAGAGTTAATCTTGCGCTGCGCCGTCTATGTAGATGGTGCGTATTTAGGTTGTATCCCCTGCGACCTATCTTACCCCAGCGTAGTACGGCGCAGCGCAAGATTAATTCGGGGCTATCACGATGCCACGCAAAGAACCACGGAACTACGCTGCGGAATACGCAGACTTCCACGGTAAGCAGAAACAGATTGACAACCGTAATCAGCGGAATAAAGCTGTACGTAAGCTTGACCGCGAAGGTAAAGCAAGCAAGGATGGTAAAGAAGTAGATCATAAACGCGGTTCAGCGAATGGAAGCAAACTCAGTAATTCAGGCTCTAATCTTCGCGTGGTAAAGAAGATGACTAATAGGCGTAAAGGATAATGACTACCAAAGTCAAGATCACACTAGAAGAGTTTGCAGGCCAGCCTGTTAATGTGACCATAGTAGGCCACGGGCAAACGCCGCAGATTATAGCGTGCCTGCAAGACGCTGGCGAGAGCGTGGAAACCTACGTACACCAGCATCAAGACGTGGTAGTGAGTGAAGTAATCGCTAACTAATAGGGGCTGTACCATGAATGGATTTAAGGGCCGACTGCACCCAACGGTGGAATCAATAATCCACCTACTGATTTTCCTAGGCACAGCCACGTCTGGCGCAGAGTTTGTGCTCGCGTTTTTCCTGGCCCTATTGGAAGGTCAGATCGAAGTCGCATTAATCTGCTTTCCCGCGATCTACGCTTGTCTGGTAGTCGCTAGAGATAATCTCAAGCAGGTTAAATTCTAATGCGCCGGATCAAAGCATACCTGTCAGCACTTGGACACCTGCTACTTGGCGGGTGCTTTCTGCTGTTCGCTGTTTACTTTTACCGCGACGAGACATACTCAATCGGTAGCATATTTTTGCTGGCCGGGGTAGTCTGTGTCGCACTTGCTGTAGACGTTGTTAAGGAGAACTAGAATGGGTAAGGTCGAAAAAATCATGTTTGGTAACGAGTCGAGTAGCATTCGTCGCCAGATACACGAACTGTGTAAGCACCCAAAGCAGCGGCTTATGCACCTGAAAGAAATCCCGCGACCCAAATATGTAACGCAGACCAATGGCGTCCGCGTCAAATACGAAGGGCCGTAATCATGGACAGATCACCTAAGCTTAGGGAATTAATAATTCCACAGAGTTGCAGGCTGGTCACGTCAGGGCGCTACATGGAGAATCGCGAGCAGTACATGGCGCAGTCGAAACTCACAAAACACGGGCAGCGTGCAGAGTTACCCACGCTGGAAGAAGCACGAAAGATTAATGGGAGCAGAGCAGCATGAATGAGGCCAGAGTAACTACGCTACGAAGGAAACGCCAAGGCGAAGCCCATCCGACAAAGGCTAAGTTTTTTGCTAGCCGGGGCCACTATACCCACATCAGCGCACCTATCGTGGAGAACCCTCTAGCCATTATTGCGAGGGCTAAGAAAGAGATTTTCCACGGGCCGCAGATGGTGGTAGGCCATCGCAAGACGCTTAATTCTGGCCGCAACATCGCCAAGCGTTTACGCCGCACTCAGAGGTTCGGGTAATGAACGGGGCGTACTACAAATTAATAGTAATAATGACGATAAAGCATCCTGTAGAGGATCAAGACGTTGTTATGAGAACTAGCAGGACGCTCCCATTTCCGCCGACCGAAGGCATGACACTAGTTCTACCGAACGAAGATGGCGAAGGCTACGAATTGACTCTAGGCGCACCACGCTACGAGTTCGCAGAATCATCCTTTGTGGAGTATCAGGAAGATGAAACATTGCTGGACTACATGCGCGAAGGCGATTACTGCCCTGCTAATCGAGACGCACTTTACTCTTTCTATGCTAGCTTCGGCTTTGAAGCAGTCCGTGAAAGAGTTGTTATAGAGCAGAGGGCTATCGCATGAGTACCAGAGCGCAGATTACTACAGTGCAGCTTAGTGAACCGAAGGTACTTTTCGGTAAGGGCGACTTGGTACAATATGATGCCCCGGAAAACATGACCTATATAGTCATGGTAACAAAAGAAGTCAAATGGGGCGATGATATGTTTCAGGGAGTAGCGATTACTTCTAATGGACTTAATCTAATTGGCGACTTCGATAGGCAATATATCACCGATCAATTCAGTAAATTTCGCGGGGTAGTAGAACTGACCGCAGATTAAGTATGCTGGTGGTAGGCTTGTCAGCCCCTCGGCTAATGGTCGAGGCACAAGGAAACCGTGTGTTAACGGAACCAGTCTACACGGTTCTGCCTCCAACCGGGAATAGACCGCATCTAAAGCGAGAGTGTTTAGACTTCAGACCCACCTAAACACGGGCGTCAGCATAACGATAATGTAGTTAGACACGCGCCATCCCTCATAGCGGTACATAGCTCATGGGACACCAAAGGTTGTAAAGGGTGCGTGCATATATTTAGCCGGTATAGCTCAGTTGGTAGAGCAATTCACTTGTAATGAATAGGTCGTGAGTTCGATTCTTACTACCGGCACCAGTAATGCGAGTGTGGCGGAATTGGCAGACGCACTAGATTTAGGTTCTAGCGCCGCAAGGCGTGCGGGTTCGACTCCCGCCATTCGCACCAGATAGGTAAATAATTATGCCGTTTGAATCTCTAGCTGACATTAAACATACACCAGATAGAAATGACTGGACAGTTAGCGCGCCACTTACCTATCTAAGTTTTAGATTAGACAAAGAGATAACAGTCCCGGCAGGGGTACATACAGATTTAGGTAGTACACCTAGACTTGCGTGGTTTCTAATACCGCCATCGGATAAGCATTTAGTAGAACCGTCCATAGTACATGATTGGCTGTATCAGAATTGTGGCATGTTAGGAGTATTTACACGGAAGCAATGCGATCAACTATTACGGGATGCGTGCAAGAGTCAGAAAGCCCCTAAATGGTACTACAATATAGTGTATAGTCTAGTACGCGCATTCGGTTGGCGTGCTTGGAACAGATACAAGAAACGTCTAGGCGGTTAGCTCAGTTGGTCAGAGCAGGTGACTCATAATCGCTTGGTCGTGGGTTCAAGTCCCACACCGCCTACCACTAATAACGGAGTATTAATCATGGCAATGTCAAAAGATCGGGTAAAGTTTCGTCTTCGTGCGTACTATTTCGACTTTGAAAAGTCGCGCCAACTCCTGAAAGATTCCCTCGGCATCACTTGGGATCAGTGGAATGATCTACGAGAAGCAGCACGAAACTCACCTAATCAAGAGATAGAAATAATCTGCCGCCCGAGTCAGTTCGCAAGGTTCCTTATCATGCGCGAGGCCGCAGGTTTCCAGAATATGTTTAAGGAACTGCACGCAGAATTAGTAGTTCCCGTTCCACCAGTACCCCAGCCGGTAGATGTTAGCCGGAATCCATCAACGAATTAATAATCCCCAAGGCACGGACATGTCTAAGATAGCCAGAGTGCAGAAGGTGCTACACAAAGTAAATGTTCCGCGTATATTGTGCGACCACATGCTAGGCGAACAGCATTCAGTACGTCACCGCATGTTAATGGGCACAGTGGTAATGGTAGTGGGCGTGCTAATAGCCAAGCTTACCAGCCACGCGGAATATGAGGCAGTGGAAATAGCAGGCGATCTTACAGGTTACTTAGTACATGGCGTAGGAGCCGTGCCTTACGTTGATGCTATTGTACTTGCAGTACGGCGAAGCAACGAGAGTGATTAACATGCGAATGTCAGACAAGATGATGGACAAGAAGATGGGCAAGAAAGATTCCAAGAAAGAAGAGAAGATGGAATCAAAGTCCATGAAGGCTAAGGAAGCCAAGGGCATGAAGAAAGGCAGCAAGAAAGGTAAGATGTAATGGCTAAGTCAATGAAGGGCGCAGGCTTCAAAGCCGTGCAGAGTAATATAGCTAAGAAAGAAGGTATCCCGATGAAGAATGCGGGCGCTATCTTAGCTAGCTCTACACGTAAGGCTAGCCCAGCCGCCAAGAAAGCTAACCCGAACCTTAAGAAAGTAAAGGGTAAGTAATGTCTAAAGTCAAATGGATAGATAGGGAGCTTATACGCTCCCAAGTGTATTATTGTCTTTGCACTACTGAGAAACAATACCTCAAAGAAGTAAAGAGATTAAAGGTTCCATACCCCGATCCGTGGTTAGTAGAAGGCTCGACGGGTACGGCGCATTTTTTCGATTATGAAGGTAGTGTAGCCGCAGTAGTAACAATGGCTATAGACCCTAAAAGGTCTATGTTAGAGCATGAAGCGCTATTGATCCATGAAGCTGTGCATATATACCAAGAGATATGCCGGAAGATGCGCGAGAAGATGCCGGGTAAAGAGTTTGAAGCTTATAGTATACAGAGAATAGCGTTGAATCTACTACATAAGTTCCATAAAGCCTTAGCTAAGGCTGATCCGAAAGTAGTAGACAAGATTAACAGGCTATCAAAGAAGTATCTAGGCATGGAGTAAACGACATGAAATACTAAATACACTTAAACTATATAGATTAATTAAACTATGAGACTAATTAAAGATGCGAGAACCTATTACCACTACTGCCAATCAAGTTAAGAAAGGTGGATATTGGTGCGAAGATGCCACAGCGATTACGCAGGCGGCTTTGCAGAAAGACGGACTAGGATGGGATGATGAAATTCCCGTTAGCTGGGGTTTTGAAAACCTCGGCCTAGCGAACACTATACTAGCGTTAGGCTCAGTACGTCCAAAGTATCAGGCTCGCGCAGATACTATTGTAGTAAAACTAATGAGAGAGTTGTACAGACTCGCTACGGAATTGGGTAGTGAGGCAGGATTTACGTTTACACAGACGGGGCATTGGCTGGGAAATCCAGACCGTGCCGTAAGTCGCAAAGCGCAATGCCAGATGTGGAAACATATATCCGGTGAGACGATGCAGCCAGCTAACAAAGCTATAGCTGATGCATTGACTATACTATTCGGCACAGACCCGAACCATGTTTGTTGCATACATGCAAGCAAACTATTACTATTCGCTTGTCTACGCCTGAAAGGGCAAGTAGAAGCGGTAGCCCTACGAAAACACCTAATTAATTTTCTGACGAAGGAGCTAGAGAATGGATAAGATCGAAACTCGATACTGGAAGCGTGAGACTGATAACGGAGTTATCTACTTCGCTACAGACACCAATGCGGCGCACGCTCGCGCAGAATCCGATAAGCACGCTATGGAAGTAGGCTTTCGTGAGTACAGCGACAACGTACCGAAGGAAGTACATAACGGCGCAGATCGGGCCACTAATGGCGCGGCTACGATTCCCCCGGATATCGAGGCCAAGCAAGCCGCATGGCAAGACCTACAGAACTGGACGAAAGTTCACGGCGATCATGTGGCGATTCAGGATCAGATCGCGATGCTTGAGCTTTGGAAGTTCCAGCTTTGCGCATGGGCCAATAATACGATGGCGCAGCACGCTGGCGCACCAGTGAAACCGGAGCAGAACAATGTCAACTGATTTAATGATCGACATTGAAACACTCGGTACAAACAACAATGCCCATGTTATGTCAATCGGTATGGTGTGGTTTGATAGGCACCATCCAGACGAGCCATTAATCGAACTGCCGATCATTCACCCAGAACTTAATCAGACTCTTAGTAAGATAGACGCTAAGACGGTTCAATTCTGGATGCAGCAGAATAGCGAAGCCAAACAGATATTTGCGGACACGGTGGAGCGTACCCACCTATACGTGGCGGCTACTCAGGTTATGGAGCAGGTTAAGCAGGCCAGCCGTATTTGGGCGAAAGACCCGGACTTCGATTGCGTCATCTTGGCTAATTTTGTCTCGCACTACGGAGACAATAACTTTGAATGGCCGTTCTTTAATAACCGTAGTGTACGTACAATGCTCGATAATTACCCGGTCGCCAAGAACATTCCGTTTGAAGGCGTGAAGCATAACGCTTTAGCAGATGCAGTTCATCAGGCTAAGCGAATGCAGATGTGCTATACCTTACTCAAGCATGGGAGTAACTAATATGCAGACGTGTCCAGACTGTGAAGGTAGTGGCGAACTTCTATGTACGGCGTGTGGTGGTTCGGGCTATGACGAAGACGACGATCCGTGCGCAGATTGCGAAGGCAATGGTTCTATCGAATGCGATACCTGTGAAGGTACTGGCGAGATAGCCGACGACGCAGACGACGAAGATTAATGAATCGCGCTGGTGGCGAAATAGGTAGACGCAAGGGACTTAAAATCCCTCAGCCGCAAGGCTATGCGGGTTCGATTCCCGCCCAGCGCACCATTCAGGACGGAACTAATGGCTAATTCAACTAACAATATAGCCGAGCTATTACGCGCAGCAAAGCAGTCTGGCATGCTGGACTACACCATGTTTACCGCCACAGCGCAAGAGTTGATACGAGGCAATAAGCGCAAGTTCGGTGAGTCATTTATTCCGCCACTAGATAATAGATATAATTCTAGATGTGCATTAACGGCAGAACAGTACTATAATGTGGAAGTGGAAGAAAGAGAATCCCACGTTAGACGTAGATTAGCGGCGGGTATATCTATGATGCTGGAAAGGCCAGGATTGATGGACATACAGTCCATAGAAAGAAAAGACACTAGAGACATAGAGTTTCAAGGGTCAGTGTATATATTCAATGAGCAGCAAATGAAAGAATTAATCCGAGAAGTGGAAGACGCAGTTAAGGAGAGCTTGGCAGAATAATATGTTAGTTATGTCCCATACCACAGGCGACGTTATCCATATTGGCGACGACATTAAAGTTGAAGTCGTTCAGTGTGGGGGTGGCCGAGTGAAGCTAGGATTTACAGCGCCAAAAGAAACGCGCATCTTGCGCGACAAGGTTAAGCGCAGAATAGAGCAGGAGGCGAATCGTGACCGTATTCAAAACGATTGAAGACTGCGAAGTAAGTCTAGTAGCCAGCACAACAATGCCTAATGGTAATAGCGGAGATAACTTTCCAGCGCAGGCTGCGCGAGTAAGCTTTGCGAATGATAGCCAAGAGTATGATGAAACTAAAGACCTTAAGCTTATTAAGTATCTTTCGGATCATCAGCACTTAACTCCGTTTGAGTACCAGCATGCTACGGTTATGATTGAATGCCCACTGTTTATTCGTAGCCAAATTCATCGGCACAGGACATTTAGTTTTAACGAAATCTCGCGTAGATACACTAGCGAGGAAATCGGTTTCTGGATTCCTACCGTATGGCGTAAGCAGTCCGACAAAAATAAACAGGGTAGCGAAGGTTGCTTTGCTTACGATGATTCGCAAAGTATGGTCGAAAGCTACCAAGCTAATTGCCAAACCATAGTCGAGACATACGCACGTATGCTAGCTATTGGAATCGCTAGAGAACAAGCCCGCGCAATTTTACCGCAAAGTTTATTGACTCGGTTTTATATGGGTGGTAATCTTCGGAACTGGGTTCACTTCTTGGAACTACGGTTAGATGAACACGCGCAGTACGAAGTACGTGTAATTGCAGAAAAGGTAAAGGCCATCCTTAATAACTTATGGCCAAACTCACTGGAGGCACTAATCAAATGAGCAATGTAGAATCACCGCAGCACTATACCGCAGGTTATATCGAGGTAATCTACGCGATCCATGACGTGCTGGGTCACGAAGGTTTCAAAGCCTTTTGCATGGGCAACTACATCAAGTACAACGCTCGCGCAAACCACAAGGGTCTAAAGTCGGAAGACCTAGCAAAAGCTGACCAGTATCTTGAGTGGGCCACGAACGGATTGCCCGCCCCGGTGAATGGCCGCGTGCCGCGCCCTGAGAAGCCCGACCTGTACCAGCAGCTAGCGGATGCCCTTGCGAGGCCGGAACCCGCCACGGACGCCGTAGAGCGGTCTACGGCCAAGTCGGCAGCGCTTGGAGTCGGTTACGCGGAGAGTCCGTTCACGGATGACCGCAACCCCATCGACCCACGCAAGTCAGACCAGACCAGCCCGAATGCGGAGACGGTAGCAAATGCCATCGGGCCGACAATCTCCAAGCTGCTAGGCAATGGCATCTTTCGACGCATACGCTTGCGTGTGACCAAAGACGAGCATGACTGCCCGAAGCATGGTAAGCATATCGGCTTCACAGCATACGTGTATGACCGAGAGGACAACGACGAAATTAGCCGCGCTATTATCCTGCATAGCGAGCCGGATGAATACGTGTGCGAATTTGTAGGTCAGAAGCTCGCGGAAGATATCAAGGAATATCTGTCCTAATAACAACAGGCCAAGGATGGCCTAACTACCCGGCGGCTAAATGAAAGCTATTGTACTTGACTTCGAGACATTTTATGGCGACGGATATTCGCTAAGTCTTAAAGACATAACCACAGAAAGCTATATCCGTGACCCGCGATTTAAGGTTCATGGTGTAGGCATTAAGATTAATGGCGGCCCAAGTAGATGGGTTACTGCCCGCTTAGTGCAGCCAGTGCTGAACAAATTAGAATTACACAAGCACATGGTAATTGGGCATAACCTGCCGTTCGATGGTTCTATTTTAGCATGGAAGTATGGCATACTACCTAAAGTATACGTAGACACATTGGCGCTATCACGCGCGCTGATTGGCCCGCACTCACAACGCCACGGGCTTAAATACATATCAGAATTACTACTAGGTATGACTAAGATGGACGAACTGTCTAAGTCATATAATGTGCGTGACCTATCTCCATCACTAGAAGCGAAGATTGCCGACTACTGCGTAGGCGCACCGCGATGGGTGAATAATCCAGAAGAACCTGATGGCGGACATTGGGAAGCCGGAGATACAGAATTAACTTGGGCTATATTTAAGAAACTAATACCCCATTTTCCGCAGTCAGAGATTGCTGCGATGGATTGGACTATCAGGGTGTTTACAGACCCTAAGTTACTGCTAGACACAGAAATGCTAGCTCAGTATCAGGAAGAATTAAAGATTCAAAAGCAGCAGGCATTAGAAGACGCTGGATTACAGACCCGCGAAATACTAATGTCTAATCCGAAATTTGCCGCAGCATTGGAGAACTTAGGTGTCACACCGCCAACTAAGATTACCAAGACTGGTAGAGTTACATATGCGTTCGCCAAGACCGATGAAGGGCTTAAAGAACTTCTCGATCACGATAACCCCGCAGTACAAGCTTTGGTTGCAGCGCGACTTGAGCATAAAAGCACTATCGAAGAAACAAGGACAACTCTATATCACGCCGCCAGCTTACGCGGATTCTGGCCGGTTGGATACAACTACGCGGGCGCGCAAGTCACGCAAAGGTACTCGGGAAATAAAGGCGGTGGCGGTAATCCGCAGAATCTTAAGAGGGGCGGCACGCTAAGGCGCTGCATATACGCGCCAGAAGGTTTTGTATTAGGCGTAGCTGACCTTTCGCAGATTGAAGCGCGCATTACTCTTTGGCTAGGTATGCAGATATCAGGGCCAGATAGTGAGGAAGCAAAAGCCCTACAGGTTATGGCCGAGGGTGGAGATATATACGGCTGGTTCGGTACACGTATTTACAGTAAGCCGATTAATAAAAAGGACACGCCAGCAGAACGCCAGATCAGTAAATCTGCCGTGCTGGGTCTAGGCTTCGGTATGGGGCCAGGACGATTCATCGACTACTGTAAGCAAAGTAATATTTATGGAGTTACACCAGAGTTTGCAGAGTTTATTGTCCAGCTATATCGAGGCACATTTACTGGTGTACGCGCATTCTGGAAGCAGTGCAATAAGGCCGTAAATGGTATGATGCAGGGTGTAGTAGATACACCACTACCCATGCAAGGTGTTTCGTTAGTACGTACCTGCCTTGATCCACTATTTCAGCAGCCAGCTATTATGCTGCCTAATGGTCTATGTATTAAGTATCCCGGCCTAAGCAAGAATGGCGACGGCGAGATTACCTATCTAGACGGTAAAAAGCTAGTTAAGTTGTTCGGTGGTAAGGTTACAGAGAATATCGTTCAGGCAGTAGCCGCCTTAGTTATGCGTGAACAGAAGATTGAAGTACATAAGTATTACCCGGTGCAGATGACGACACACGATGAATTAGGTTCATTGGTTCCAGAAGAAGACGACGACATAAAAGAATGGAACGAAGATAAGGGTAAGATGGAAGTAATCCAGACTGGCCCTTACACAGACCTAGTTACCCGTGTGATGACGCGCCCAATTTCCTACCTACCGGGGCTACCGTTAGGAATCGAATCAGCCACAGCAGTTAGATATGGAGACGCAAAATGATTAAAGCATACCTACATCTGCTATATGCATTCCTTAGTATCGTATTTGGTGTACCCTTTATGGTACTAGGATGGATTATAGCAGAAGCGTATATGGCGGCTCGCATAGGTTTTCGTGCGTGCATGAGTTACAATAATGGCACATTGATTACGAATATGCAGAAGATTCTCGGAGGCTAATATGGCAGATGTAGCAAAGGCGCTAAAAGTAGCGCAGAAGATTGGCGAAGCGGTAGTTAAAAAGTTTCCGAAGCATACACTGTATGTACGGCGCACAGATTTAGGCGAGGCAGGTTATATCGAGATTGCTTTGCGCCCCGATGGTGGATCATATAACCAAGAAATTACCACGTCCTATAGCGATGAATATTTTGCTAATGCTACCCCGGAAACACTACAGGAAAAAGGCAAGACCATTCTAAAGGACTTCCGCGCACACTTTGGCCAAGTATAATGGATAATACTGCACAGCCATCTGATGCAGCGCTACTGACAAGGAATGCCCACAAAGTAGCATACGCTGTAGGGGCTAGACTCAAAAGTAATGTAGGTGTAATGAGGATGCCATTGCGTAATGATTGCCTAGCATTCGAGTTCACACTAGGAAATAAATCAGCAGCATTTGGGCAGAGTTTTCTAGACGGCAATCTTGCCGTGGTAGCAACTCGACTACTAACAGATTTAGCGGGAGCAGGGCATGGAGATAAAAAAGGTAATGCTCGCCATAAAGGCGAAAGAGTTTGAGAATCTAGCATATCCTTTATTAGCTTCACCTAAGCTCGATGGAGTGCGGGCTACTAATAAATCTGGCGTACTTGTCTCGCGCACTATGACGGCGATACCCAATAGGTATACGCAAGAACAATACAAAACTTTATGCTGGCACGGGTTCGATGGTGAATTAATAGTAGGCGAACCTAATCACCCTAACTGCATGCAGACTACTATGTCTGGTGTAATGACTAGGGACGGTGAGCCAGATGTTACGTGGTACGTGTTTGATCGCTGGGACATAGATAAGCCCTATATGCATAGAGCTAGGGCTGCTAAAGAAAGCATACAGGAAGCAGGGCTAGAAAATATAGTATGGCTTCCGCAAACTCTAATTCGTACTGTCGAAGAACTATACGCATACGAAGACGCTAGAGTACAAGAAGGCTATGAAGGCGTCATTCTTAGAGCGCCGAGTGGGCCGTATAAGCAGAATCGTAGTACACTCAAAGAAGGTTTGATGCTTAAGGTTAAACGGTTTCTAGATAGTGAAGCAGAAATCGTTGGAGCCTACGAGTTAATGCATAACAATAATGAGGCCACTACGGATGTGCGAGGATACACAAAACGATCTACCCACGCTGCAAATAAAGAAGCTGCCGGTATACTTGGTGGTTTTAATGTACGTGATATTTACAGTGGAGTGGAGTTTGACTTGGGTACGGGATATACGTTTGAGCAAAGGAAAAACCTTTGGGAAGCGTGGCTAAAGAATCCTAACTATCTAAAAGGCAAGCTGTGTAAGTATAAACATTTTCCAGTAGGTGTAGTAGACAAACCGAGGCATCCCATATTCTTGGGATTCAGAGATAGGAGAGACGTATAATGCCACTATTAAGCGTAATGCACCATAGCATCCCTGAAAATAGGGTCGATGCGTTCCATATGTATCGCGGTATGATGCCCAGCAAGACTGGAGCAGATGTACAGAGTTTTATGTCAGGCGCGTCATGGGCATCTTCCAAGCTTATGAATAAGCTAGTAGATATGGCCAGAAAGGCAGAAGAGACTGGCGTGTTCGATATCAGCGAACTAGAGAAGTTTCACGCTACTTTGTGCGTGGATTTTACGAAAGAAGAGACGGAGAAGTTGGATGGAAATTAATATTACAGTGAAGGCAGAAGACGAAGAAGCTATGGCGCAGACATTAGATGTAGCGCTATTTAAGTTAGGTAAGCGCATTAACGATATTACGCGTCTAAAATTAGACGAGTCTTTAGAACTAGAGCATGCTACAGTATCAAGGAGCGAATAATGAAACTTTATCAAGTACAAGCAGGAGATACACTCAGCGAGCTTGCGGAAAAATTCTCCATCCCATTCAAGGCGATACTATTCGCTAATCCAGAAATAACTAATCCCGACTATATACAAGTCGGCCAAATAATCCGTGTACCTGAAATGGTGGCTTGATGAATACTTCTGTGCAAAAAGCGGGGGACGCTTTGTCTAATCTAGCATTCCCGAGAGATATGGTTAACCGAGCATACCACGGTATTAATAATCTCCAGAGTATGTGCTACGGCCTATCGGTTAAATCAGGATGGCATAAAGTTCCAGCCTCTAATCCCGAAACCTTCGCTACGAAAATTGCGCTTATCCATTCTGAGGCTAGCGAAGCACTGGAAGGTTTCCGTAAGGATAAGCATGATGACCATTTGCCGCATAGAAAAGCGGTCGAGGTAGAGTTAGCTGACTTAATTATCCGGGTGCTGGACTTAGGCGGCGCATTAAATCTAGATATTTCTGGTGCTATTCTAGAGAAACTGGTGTATAATCAGTCTCGCGCTGACCATAAACCCGAAGCCCGCGAAGCAGCAGGCGGCAAGAAGTTCTAGGAGATAAGAATGGCACGTATACTTCCGTGGTCGTTTAGTAGTTGGAGTGCATACCAAACGTGCCCGAGACAATTCTACGAACTACGTTTTGCTAAGACCATCGTAGAACCTAAGTCTACTCAGATTATATGGGGCGAAGAAGTCCACAAAGCCTTAGAGGATAAGGTCAAAGAAGGTAAGCCCGTACCAAAAACCATGAAGCATATGGAACCCGTGGTGCAACGCATATTAGATGCGCCGGGTGAAAACTTCGCGGAAATGGAACTAGCTTGCGATGAACAGTTACGTCCTACAGGCTTTTGGGATAAGACTACATGGGTACGCGGTAAAGGCGACCTAGTAAAGATAAACGGTTCAAAAGCAGCAGCGTTCGACTGGAAGACTGGTAAGATTAAGCCTAATAGTTTACAGCTAGACCTGATGGCTGTGCTGACGTTCGCTAAGTTTCCTACCATAGAAGAACTGTCCACCTGCTTTGTATGGTTCCAGAATCCATCTAAGCCGACCATAGCCAAGTACCATCGGGATAGAGCGCCAGCACTACTAGAACAGTTTATGCCCGGTGTAGAAGATATGCTATGGAGTATGTCAGAAGATGTATGGCCTGCTAAGCCGTCTGGACTATGCCGCCCTAATCCGCGTACAGGTTTTGCAGGTTGTCCATGTGTGACTTGCCCGCACAATGGGAGAAACAAGTAATGTTCCATAATGTGCAAAGAGCCGAAGTAGCTAGGATAGAATTTATTGAGCCACTTCTAGTCTATAAAACAGACCGCATAGAAGTAGACCCGAAAATAGGTAGAGCCTACGTAGTCAATAGTGCTGGTAAGATTAAACAGAGCGTAGGTTTTAAAGTATTCGGAGTACCTGATGGGGCGAGCGCTACGACCGGGGATTGATAAGATCAAGGAAGAGTGGGTAAAAGATAGAGTAAAGGATATACTGAAACCATACAAACGTATCAAGGTAGATATGCCGCCAGCAGCCATGTATGGTAGTGCTGGTAGACATGATTTTCTGGTATGTCAGCGCGGGCAATTCTGGACAGTAGAAACTAAGGCGGGCAAAAATAAGCCTAGTGATCTACAGATAAGCTACGCAGAAGATATACAATCTGCGGGTGGTATATGTCTAGTAATTAATGAGTTTAATTACTTACAGGTAGGGACTGTAGCTTGCTACATTGATACCTATGGCGAACTTCCCTACCACCTTAACCATGACTTCCGATCCTATAAGCCACCAAGAATAAAACATGCTAGTTAAAAATGGCGCACTTTTATTGTCGGTAGATAATCCAGCATCTATTACTGTACCTATCCCGACAGCCAAAGAGATTAGGTATAAGAATCGTAATATAGTAGTGCTTAAGCATACACTGGATAGTGTGCGAGTATTGCGTAATTTAGGTCTTAATGCGCCCAGCCCAATACTGTATGACGGTTTTCTATTCGGTGGGCGATACAAGCCGATGGATCACCAGATCAAAACGGCAGAGTTTCTTACTCTAAATCGAAGGGCATTCGTATTCAATACTATGGGTACGGGCAAGACAGCCGCAGCGCTATGGACTATGGATTATCTAAAGCAGCGCGGACATATAAAACGAATACTGATAATTGCCCCTCTGTCAGTAATGGATGTTTGGGTTAACGAATCTTTTGGCGTAGTTCCACAATGGTCTACCACGCAGTTAGTAGGTAAGAAAGAACGCAGAATAAGCCTACTTAATTCTGGTTCAGATATATGTGTTATTAACTACGATGGTGTGGTTTCTATAGAGAAAGAAATAGCTAAGTGGAAACCAGACTTAATTATTGTAGACGAAGCTGATGCATACTGTAATGCGCAGACTAAACGATATAAAGCTTTGCAAGGCATACTGCGCCCGGATACCCGTCTGTGGTTACTAACTGGTACTCCCGTAGCTAATGCCCCTACAGATGCTTACGGTATTATTAAGCTAGTAAGTCCATCGGCAATACCAGCTTCGTTCAAGTTATTCCAAGAAACATTGATGCGGAAGAATGGCCCGTATAAATGGATAGCTAGACCCGGCGCTGTAGAGCGTGTATATGAGTTGATGCAGCCAGCTATTAGGTTTACAAAGAAGGACTGCCTAGACTTACCGCCAGTGACCTTTAGCTCTAGAAAATGCGTTATGTCGGAGAGTCAACAAGAGGTATTCGACAACGTAAAGACGGCCATGAAACATGAGGATAGAGAAGAAGGTTACGAGATTAAAGCAGTCAACGCCGCCGTTAAGTTAGGTAAGCTACAACAGATTATGTGTGGTGTGGTGAAAGATTCAAACGGTGATCCTGTGTTCTTAGACCCTAAAAATAGGCTAGAAGTAGTAGATGAATTAGTAGCTAGCGCAGAAGCAAAGGTAATTATTTTTGTGCCATTTATCAATTCCATGCATCTACTCAAAAATCATCTTAGTCAAAAGTATGAGGTAGCCTTAGTCAATGGAGAAGTAGGTAAGAACGAACGTGATGAAATCTTTAAGAGGTTTCAGACAGACGATAAACTTAGAGTATTGATCGCGCACCCGAAAGTTGCAGCGCACGGTCTAACACTTACAGCAGCTAATACGATCATATGGTACGCGCCAACCTTTAGTGTACTACAGTATAGTCAGGCAAATGCTCGCATAGATCGTACTGGCCAGAAGCTAGCTATGAGCATCTATAACATATGGTGCCATCCTGTTGAGTTAGCTATTTATACTTTGCTACAAGCTAAAGAGAGTCTGCAATCCCGTGTTATGGAGCTATATGGGGGAGCGCTTGCATAGTCGAGAGAAACCCTGTAGAATCTTCAACCCCAAACAAATAAATCGAAAGGAGATATATCGTGGCCCAGGTTAATGTAGACACGGTTGTCCAAGCCTATATAAAGCTACGTGACAAGCGCAGTATGCTTAAAAAGGCATACGACGAGGAAGACACCGTACTCAAAGGACAGATGGAAAAGCTAGAGACTTGGCTAATGACACAAATGCAGAATACAGGCGCGACACAGCTTGGCTCTGCGCATGGTACGGCTTATCAGCAGACAGTGTTTAAGGGTAACTGTTCTGATTGGCCGAGTTTCTGGAATTGGCTGGCAGAGAATGGCCGATTCGATATGATGGAGAAGCGTGTATCGGTTAAGACGATTCAGGAATACTACCAAGAGTCTGGCGAAATGCCGCCGGGTATTAATGTCAACCCAGAACTTCGTGTCATAATCCGTAAGTCATAAGAGGTTAATGTAATGTCAAACGATCTGTTAATTCAAGGTGATGGCCCAATGCAGCTACCAGCCCATTTGGCTGGTACTAACTTTGGTGTTACCACAAACCTACTTGAAGGTATGTATACGGGAGGCAACCGTATTGGCCTGAAAGGTTCACGTTTCCGGCTTGTAGTCAGCGGAGTTGAGGAAGGCGTAATCCAAGAGCCATACTTGGATGTTATCATCCTAGGTGCAGCCCCGGCAATTAGCCGAGTGTACTACGAAGGTGCGTATAAGCAGGGCGAGAACGCACCGCCCACATGCTACAGTGCAGATGGTGTTACACCTTCCGACGATGTGAAGGTTAAGCAGGCCGATAAGTGCATGACCTGCAAGCAGAATGCTAAGGGCAGTAAGATTGTAGACGGCCAGCAGTTTAAGGCTTGCGCCTACTTCCGCCGTGTGGTGGTTATGTTGGCAGGCGATATCGACCAACGTACAGTTTTCAAGCTTGATGTTAAATCGCAGGGTCTATTTGGCGAAAGCTCGGTTAACGAGAAGAACTTTAACGACTACGTTAAGATGATCTCAACTCGCGGGGTTGACGCTGGTGCTGTTGTTACACGCATTAGTTTCGATACTGATGCCAGTGTGCCGAAGCTTCTGTTTAAGGCGGTGCGTTATATTTCCGAAGAAGAAGTCGGCGTGGTATCTGACCTTGTGCAGAGTGACGAAGTAATTAATCTCAAGCAAGTTTCGATGGCTACGCTTGATTCGTCGCATGAAGAACCCACAAGCGGTGATGCACCAGACGAAGAAATCCCCGCAGCCAGTGAAGCCCCGGTGCAGACGCAACGGCCCCAGCAGGCTGCACAGCGCCCCGCCCCGGCCACACAGCAGGCACAGCGCCCCGCAGCGGCGCAACGGCCCCAGCAAGCGGCGCAGACCGCCCAGCGTGCCGCCCCGGCACAGCAGACGCAGCGACCGGCCACGACTACACAGCGACCGGCCACGACTACACAGCGTCCTGCAACACAGAAGCCTGTTGTACAGAGTAGTGTGCCTACGCCGCAGCGTGCGGCTACTAAGCAGGCAGAAGCCCCCGTTGTACAAGAAGTCGGCACTGACGACGAGTTAGCAGATTTGCTAGCGGGTCTTGAGTAATGGAACATATAGCCACTAGAATTAAGGATACACTTAAGCGTTCCGGGTTAACTGCCCGGAATCTAGCGGCTATCGCGAATGTTCATTACACTACGATCTATTTAATCACAAAGAAAGGGGAGTTGGCTAAGCCGCTCCCCGCCATTAGTGAATCGTTAGATCGCGCGCTAGCCGTGATTAACAAACTCGTAGCCGAGAGTAAGCTACCGCTGCCTGTAAGTCTTTCGCAAGAGACTAAGCAGGAGAAGCTGTCTCAGCTTGTCAGCGAACATAATTCGTAGGGGCACCTGTGCAATCACAACGGGAGTTCTTCGGCTCCATTCTAGCGAGCCAAGGTAAGCCGTGCCTTGCGTGGTTAGTACCACACGCATCAGGTAAGCCTTACTTTCGCCATAAGGTATTTGATTCCGTAGACCAATTCTGCGAGGCACTTGATCGAGTAGATTTTACACAATACAATTATTACTTCTGCATTTCTACGCTACGTAATTCTAGCATAGAGGTAAAGGGTAAAGATCGCATCCGTGTCCAGCAGAATATGCTATACACACGATGCTTTGTACTGGATGTAGATATTCGACCAGAGAAGGAAGGTTTCTACGCAGACATAGATAGTGCGCTGCAAGGCGTGCAAGATGTGTGCGAAGCCCTCAGTCTACCGCAACCCACGATAGTTAATAGTGGTTTCGGGCTTCACGTTTATTGGCCAATGGCAGATGGTATCGAGTCGGAAGTATGGGTAAAGTCAGCACGCAAACTAAAGAAGGCGATTGAACTAATCGCGCCTATGCTGGTAGCCGATGGCTCCCGCGTAGCAGATAGCGCCGGTGTATTACGTATACCGAATAGCTTTAATCTTAAGAGTAATCCGCCTACACCTGTAGAAGTAATACAGACTAACGAAGAGTTTGTGGACTTTGCAGCCTTACGCTTAATGCTTGATCGCATTGCGCCCGGTGAAGAAGGTGGTAAAAAGACTGTAGACCTAGGTACTACTTTTATAGACTACGGCGCTACAGACCTAACCCAAGTAATTAAAAAGTGTAATTGGGTTAAAGATTATATGCTACACCAAGCCACGGCAGCGGAACCAGAATGGTACGCCATGCTCGGACTTGCGCAGTATATGGAGTATAAGACCAAAGATGGTAAGCTAGTAGAGCGCGAAAAGATTGCGCATATGCTATCTAAGGGCCATCCCGATTATGATGGTGAACGTACATATCTAAAGTACATGCAGGTTATAGGGGCACAAAGCGGCCCGACTACATGCGCTAAGTTTCAATCAGTGGATGCCAAGCGTTGCCAAGGGTGTCCGTTCCTAAACATTATTAAGACGCCGCTACAAGTAGCGCGAATTGAAGCCCCAGCAACAGAAGCTAAAACAGTCGAGACTACCGTAGTAGACGAAGGCGGTAATCAGACTATAGAGACAGTTGTAATACCGTTACCGCCCAAGCCATATTTCCGTGGTGAGAATGGTGGCGTGTTTGTACGTAAGAAGGTTAAGACGGACGAAGGGTTTGATGATGTAATTGATCGTGTATATGACTACGATATGTATCCGACTAAGCGTCTACGTACAGAATCTACAGAATCAGAAGCGATGGAAATTCATCTTTGGCTACCTAAAGATGGACTAAAGAAGTTTCGACTACCTACAGGGCACCTAGCCGATGGTAAGAAGCTAACTCAATTCCTATCCGATAAGGGCGTAGTCTCGGAGTTTAGCAAAGCCCCGGCTATGACTAAGTACCTAGTGGACTATGTAAGGTATCTACAGATGGAGAATGCTGCCGAAGTCGAGTTTTCACGATTTGGTTGGCGCGATATTTACAGCGCCGATCCTAAATTCGTATTAAGTGATGGCTACATGAGTAATAATGGGGCTATCACTAATAGCGGAATCTCGCCACATTTACGGGATGCAGCGCCCAGCGCATCGGTAGCAGGAAGCCTATCAGCATGGAAACGCGGGTTCGATATGTACCGCACCATCGAAGGCTCAGACCCATACATACTAGCCATAATGCTAGGATTCGCGGCACCCTTGATGCCGCTCACAGGTTACAGCGGAGTTATGTATAACATTGTAGGAGATAGTGCGGCAGGTAAGTCCACAGCCCTACAAGTGATGACGAGTGTTTGGGGTAAGCCGAATCCCAACCAACTACGGACAGAGGATACAGATAATGCTATATTTAACTTTATTGGTTATCTCAGCAATATTCCTATCGCTTTTGACGAAGTTACCAAAATGGATGGAGATAGGCTTAGCACATTTGTTCTGGCCTTCACAGGTGGACGCGGTAAAATGCGAGCGACCCGTGATGGACAGAATCGTGCAAACGATATTTATTGGGACACTATTATTTGCAGTACCAGTAATGTAAGTTTGTACGACAAACTAGCTAATGCACGTAGAGGCTATACAGCAGAAGCGATGCGTGTGTTTGAACTTCATGTGGATAAGTCTCACGACGAGAATAAGTCCAAGATCGACGCGGGC